GTTGAGCGGCTTCCGCTGCCGAGCCGCCGCCACAGGTAGCACCGAGCCAGAAAGGCTGCGGCAGCTGTCCGGCGTTGCACACCATTACGGGGACGTTACCGAGATGGTATGTTTTCGTGAGGCCACGAAAACGTGCGCAGACCATTTTCGCGATGTCACGAAATTGTTCTTGTGCGGCGTACATCTCGGTGACGTTACCGAGATGGTGGCAAATTGAACTTTTCAGGCTTGAAAAGTTGAACTCATTCGTAAAAATGGCATGTTTTAACCAATGTTGTGCGTGCGTAATGCTACTCATAGTCAAAACCTCACTGATTTTGCAAGGCCGCTTTCATGCGGTCAAAGAAAAACTGAATCACGGTGCCGATGGTCTCATCGGTGATGGCCCACGAGATGAATCTGCCCCACTTGCTGGCACTGAGGGCCGCGCGGAGCATCTGAGCCACCCAGGCTTTTCGCTCCGCGCCTTTTTTGGTGCCCTGGATATCCTTTTCTGCCTGCTCGATCAGGTCGAGCACAGTGCCCTTGACAGCCGCGCCGTAGCCCAGCCGGATGCAGCCCAGTGCGTAGAAGATAAAGCCACCCAGCATGAGCACGAGGGCCACAGGGGCAGGAAGTGCGGTCAAAAGGTTACGAATCGCTTCCATGATTTGTAACTCCTTTCAAAAGATAGTTGTCGATGTCGGTGCGGCTCTTCTGCATCCCCTCGCGATTGTTGCCGGACAGCTGCGCGTCCAAAAGGTTGCGCACCCCGTTGAGGGTCAGACGGCTCACCTCGTCGATTTCTTCAAAGCGGCGCAGGTCTCGTGCAAGGGCCTGCGTGTGTTGGAGCTGGCCCTGCTCTAAGGTGCCGATGCGCTTGTCCATCTCATCCATCCGCTTATTCTGAGCGTTGTCCGGCTCCTGCGCCTTTTTGATGTACTTATGGATGATTTCCAGCACCTTGTCGATGGTGATGGCTGCAGCGCACAGGCTGCCCAGGATGCCCAGCACCCACAGCAAAGCTTCTTTTTCGGTCATTTGCCCTCCCGGAGACGGGTCAGACCCTTCTTGCGGATGATACGGGGGTAGTTGATCTCGGTAACGCTGAGGTCAACGTTGCCGGAGATGCCCGGCACGCGGCCCTTGCTGGTGTGCTGGTGAGCGGTGTACTTAAAACTAACTTTCGGGGTCTTGCCGGTGTAGTCCGCCAGCCATACGTCCCAACGCCCTGCAAGCCTTGCCATGTCCAGATGGGCATTGGCATAGCTGGTGTAGGTGTAGAGCTGGGCGTAGAACCCCATCTTCTCGATCTGCTCAAGATGATAGGCCGCCAGATTTGACAGGTCTCCATAGGGCATCCCGGCAAGAATCGGCGATTCCAGATCCACTGCCACCGGCATGGTCATCTCTTTCCCGACCAGGGCCTTCCGCAGCACGGCAAGCTCCCGGTCTGCCAGCTCCTCACTGGTGGCGTTGGTGTAGTAGTACACGCCCACGTCCAGCCCTGCCGCTTTTGCGTTGGCATAGTTGTCCTCGAAGGTGGGGTCGATGTAGGGCACACAGTTGCGGCTCCCTACGGCCCGCAGCATCACGCCTTTGTAACCTGCCGCTTTTACCTGCGCCCAGCCCTCCATTTTGATTTTTCCCTGCCACCGGCTCACGTCAATGTATCGATAGGGCGGCTCACCTGCCCACCCGGTCACGGTGTCCATAGTGGGCACGTCCGGTGCAGGGGCAGGCTCTTCCTTGTCGGCACCGTCACCGGCAGCGTGGGAGAGCGCCGAGAAAATATCCCGCAGGAAGTCAAGCATTACTTTCCACCTCATAAAATCCCTCCTCCGTCAGCTTTTTCATCACGGCATCCTTGTACCGGTCAGGCACGCTGTCGATGGTAAAAGCGCCGTCAAAGCGGTGCAGTTTGATTTGGGTCACATAGAACAAAACCATAACATCCTCCTTACTGTGCGGCCAGCAGGTCGAGCATAGCCGCTTCCAGAGCGGCAAGGCGCTCTTCTAAGGTGGGCAGCTGTGCCTTTTCCTCTGCTTCCTTGCGGGCCTTTTCCTGTGCAGTTAGCTCCTCGGCGGTGTACAGCACATACCGCTGCACTTCCACCTCTTCGTCATAGGCTTCCTGTGCGGCCACACCGGGCACGTCCACCACCTTCCAGCGGTCTTTGCCGCCGTTGGGGTAGGTCTTGTACTCGTAGTGACTGACCTCTTCCACGCCCACCACAGCATCGTGGTGGATGGTCTGGGTCTCCTGCTTGAGGTAGCCTTTTGTCAGGTCGGGGGTGTCGATGGGGTTACCGTTACTGTCGATGATTTTCATAAGGTCTCCTTTCAGGCGACACGCCGCCAGATGTACATTGAGTAGTAGGGCGGGATATTGTTATGAGGTTTTCCTTCGCCTGCGTATTGCACACCTGCTTTGCTGTTGTACGACGATACGAGATGGTCTTCATTAATATCCGGAGCATAATTCGAATAATCAACCTCTCCGTTGCGCTTATTCATTACACCGAGCCAATCGTGTTTATGCCGTGGCATTTGCTCAACTGTGATTGCGACTTTTGCTTCGCCTCCCGTACTCCCTGCCGGGTAAGTGTCGGAAGCACCCATTATAAATTTACCCTCAATGCGTTCCCATGTGCCGCCGATAAAGCTTGCCGGGCTGGTGGGGTTTTCGCTGATGTACAGACTGCCCACGGGGTGGTCTCGCTCGACTACTGCCGCAAGAACTTGCTGATAGATAGCATAGGCATCAGGGCCAATGCCGTTTTTGAGTTCTCCTAGTGCCATTACTTCTCCTTTCAGTCGGTACGAAGCCAAGTGTAAGTAAAGTATGCTGGGGGTTGGACGGTGGTGGAAGCGCCGTAGATTGATGACACATTTGAAGCTTCAAATGTGATTTTGTCCGGTTTTATAAGTCCGCCCTGAAAAGAAAGTGGAACATCGTCACCTTCTGCGCCTGAGGGAATGACATTAAACGCTCCGTATCCAGCTGTAACAGAACCGCCAACACTACTTGAACCAGATGCTCTCGAAATCAATTCACCTGTAATATTCGGCAGTCCTGCCTCTACCGTTGTACCAGCTGGGTGCGTGTCGCTTGCGCCCATTAACACCCTATCTTGCGCAATCTTTTCCCACGTGCCGCCGCCAAAAGTCACAGCCGGGTTTTCCGGGCTGATGGTCTGATAGATACTGCCTACGGGATGTGCCGCAAGCAGGAAGTTGGAATAGATGGAGCCATCACCATAGAACTGACCACCATACTTGATGGGATACCACCGGGCGGAAATTTCCGCAGTCGGAATGTTGTGTGCACGGATACGGATAGCTCCGGTTCTAGTTTCGGGGTTTACAAGCATAGCTTTACCGGCTACGTCTGCGCTTGCAGGGTCGATGCTGACAGATACCACAGTCGTGGACGTAACATCTGCTGTAATGTCAATGTAATGCGGGTACTCTGCAACTTCTGTGTCAGTCTGCCACCCCGTGATCGGAATAGAAAAATCACGCGGAACGACGGAGTCAGCTTTGCCTGCCAGAGCGTCACCGGTAGCCTTTGCGTCGGCAGGAGCGTTTTCGATGCTCAGGGTCTTATCAGTATTTGCCTTGGCCCCGGCCTCTTCCGAGTATTTCTTTGCATTGGCTTCACTGGTTGCAGCGGCAGATGCACTGGATGCGGAAGCCCCAGCGGATGCAGCGGATTCGCTAGCTTTTGTGGTTGCAATCCCGGCTTGTTCAGTGGCAGTAGCAGCAGAAGTAGAAGCCCCGTCCGCTTCCCGCTTTGCATTGGCTGCGCTTGCCTCCGCGCTCTTTCGGGCCGCTTCGACTGCTTTAATCCAGTCCTCTTCTGTACCATCATATCCATACTTTACAGCAATGGCATAGGCGCTATAAGGGCCGATTTCAATTGTTTTGCTCATTCAAACGTCACCTCCAAAACTCCAGAGCCGTTGTCTTGCATATTTATTTCGGTCAAGCTATCGCTTTTAACCATATAAAGAACGCCGTTTTTCTGTTCAAAGTTCATCCAACCACCTTTATTAGCGCTTTGTTCTGCAAGTCGAGCGCTTTCAGCGGAGTTTTCGGCTTGCTTCTGCGACTCTTGTGCGGACGTTTTGGCATTTACTTCAGACAGTTTTGCATTTAGCTCTGCTTTTTCAGCGGCAATCCTCGCAATATCAGCGCCTGCAACATCTGAAAGGTCGTTCAGCGTTTCAGCATTCATAGGAGTGCCTTCAACGATAGGCTCGTCATTGCGAACCAGTGTGACAACTTCCGATGTGCCGTCAGACTTTTTCATTGTCCATCGGTTTGGGTACTTCGCTTCTCGGTCAACAAAGTGCATAATAAGGTTCACCTCCACAGACCGGCTCTGAGCAGTAGATTAGATGGTTATTGGCTATCGTTTCGATATCAAGTAGAATTTCTTCGACCTGATTGATAATCGTATAGTGCAGGTAATTGAGGGAAGCGGGGGTTTCGGGGGTATCATTCTTGCCGCTACACAAAGACCGAATCACTTTTATATTGGAAAGCCAACGAGAAGCATCCGAGACAGTCAGGTATCCATTTACATCCCAATCGGTTTTCACCGAAACAGATGCGTTCAAGATAGACGCAATCTCTTGGATACCACTTTCAATGCGGTTATAGTCCATGTAGCTCAGAGCGCCCTTCATGCCAGCGGCCCATTCTGCCTGCTCTTTCTCTGTCCACGTTCCTGCTTTTGCTTTCAATGCAAGCGCCTTGACTTGCGCAACATCGTCATCGGTTCTGTCTGTGATCCACCGGGTCAACGAACATCAGCTCCTTCCAAGAGATATCCTTCGACCGTCCCGTGAAAACAGCCGGAATACTGATAAGAAAAGCTCGTAGTCAACAGTACAGAGGAATAGCCAAACTGGTGATGAACAAGAACATAGTCCAAAGCGTCAAAATGTGGGCTTGCACGATATTTCAATGTGACCTTGCGGCGGTTAGAAAGCACCTTGTATGCTTCTGTCAAAATATTCCTGCTCTGGCTGAGGACACTTTGAGACAGCATTTCATTGCTGACGGTCTGCGTTGCTCCGCTCCCTGTTGGGTTTTCCGGGTAAGAATACGTTTTGCTTGTAGTGCTCGAACCATCGGAAGATTTTACGTCAATCGAGCAAGTCACATTTTTCAGCGGAGAAGAGAATGCAATCTCAGGCCAGTTGAAGTTGTTAACAATGTCGATCTCACCGGCAAGGTTTGCTTTTGCAGTAGAGATGTCAGGAATGCGTCCAATTACAATCACGCCTTCTCTGGTTTGATACGTCGCCATACCAGCTGCGTTAGCGACCATCTGCAAAATGTCCGAGTCCTTATAATTGCTTTTATCCTGGCTTGTGATATCCGTGCTGTAATTTTTCAGTTCATCGGAAATCTGAAATGTTGCCACGTTGTCATTCAGAAGTTCCAACGCATCGTAGGCCATCTCATAAAGAGTGCCATACATTCTTCCGGTGTAGTTCGATACCATCAGATAGCCAAAAGCATCACGGGCCGTAAAGCTAGCTTCAATGCTATTAGAAGGAACACTCCACTCAGACAAGAAGAACTTGCCACCAGTAATCCATTCTACCGTTCCGTCCAAGTCCATGCCGTATTCTACAGAGATAGGCTGGCGCTCATACAGGTATTTGTAAAGGCCTTCCGGATTGATCGGGTTCCACTTCTGCGTGCTGTTATCCACCGTAAAAGTGATGCTGTCATTCGGCAGCTGACCGCTGATTGGGTCTCTTGTAGAATCGTGCTTGTACGAAAAAATATCTTTCTTCTCAAATACAATGAACTGGCCCAGCTTTATTTGCTCAACCCTTGCACGACGATTTTCCAAGCACCACGACAAGATTTGAATGGAAATGGAATCATAGTTTGCAATCTCCCAGTCAATGTCAGTGGTGATAGAGGAATTATCCGACACTGTTTTGGTGGATACGACTGTGCCTCCAGAATAAGCGGTCAGCTTGAAACTTGTCGGCCATTCATTGAACGTTGACGACCATGTGATGGTAATGCCAGGAATGGTCACGGTATGAACTTTGCTGAACGAAAGCGTAATAATCGGATGGTTTGAAGTTGAAACGCAATTTTCGCTAACATAACCAGCTTCCTGAGATTTTACGCTTTTATCAAGCAAGGTATAATTACCGTCCAAAACAGTAAAATTTAATTCTCCAGTAGAATATTTCGTATAAGTATGCGATTCACTGTCAACGATAGAAGATACATTGCTGAAGAACGTTTCGCCGTTTGTGCTAGGGATCGCATCTTCTTGCAAACCCGGTTCTGTAACGCCATAGGTGATGCGTACAAACATCTCCGGCACAAGCGTTTCGGAAAACTTGTCAAGCCACTTCTGAGAAGGTTGTACCATAGGCTATACCTCCACAAGCGCAATCGAGCAATCCGTCCAGCCCATCACATTACCGGTTTTAGGCCCGCGCCGCCACATACCAGATGTTCGGTCTGAAACATACATCTGCCGCGTGTCGTATCCGGCCTTTGCCTGGTTATAAAAGCGAACGGTGCAGTAAAATCGTGTCGTGAACAGGCTGAGAATAGCGGCCCACTGTTGTGCGGTAAGGTAGTTCCACTTCAGGGACACCTTTGCTACATCATGCCGCACAACAGAGCCAACTACTTTACCTTGAACGTTTCGTCCAGAATCCACGATGGTGCTAGTGGTCGCTTCGTAAGAAGAAGGTTCCGGCAAGTCTACGCCATTTACCGTTACCAGTGCTGGAATTGCCATAAACCGCCACCTCCTTAGTAGCTGTAAACTTCACTGCCCATCAAAGACTGTCCACGGGCGTTCTGACGCTTCTCAACGGATGCTGTAATCTGCTTTCCGTCAAGGTAAATTTTGAGTTCCTTGCCACCGGTCAGTTCGTCACCATACCGTTGGAAGATGTCGAGGAATGCGTTGTAAGTGCCATTGTAAACAGATTCACGCATTTCCTCTTCGTTGATGTTGACATTTACACTCGTGGTGCCGCCATAAGAACCGGAGGATGTGCCGTTGTTCTTATCCCATTCTTTCGTTCCGGGGTAAGAACCATTTTTGTACTTTTCCAGCAGTTCCTTGTACTGCTGTTCGTAGTTGGTTGGGTCTTTGGAATCGTCAAAGCTGCTATTGGCCGCTTCTTGACGTTTGCGCTGGCTTTCTTTACGTTCATTTGCAACTTTGTCTGCCCAGTTGTACATGGGGTTAGAAACATAATCCATCTTGCTATGAAGAGGAACCTTATTCCATGCCCAAATTAAGGCGTTAATTGCATCCACAAAGCCCTGAACTGCCGTGCCAATAACGCGTAAAATGGTTTCAAAAACAATCGAGAAGAAATCGCCGATTCCATACCAAAGATTAGACAGGAACGAGGCGATGCTCTTGTTTTTATTGGCAAAATTGACAAGAGCACCAACCAACATGCCAATCAGGGAAATAACCAGCATAACAGGGTTTGCATCCATTGCAATGTTCAAACTCGTCTGAGCAGACGTTGCGGCCATAGCAGAAGGGACGAACTGACTGATAAAGCTAGAAGCCATACCGGCAATGTTGTTCCAAACGCTACTCAAGCCCTGTGTCAACCACTGCAAGCTGTTATTAGCAATGGACTTGATTTGCTTTCGCTGCTCATCATCCATTGCATGATAGAAATAGGAAGCGGCCCATGTGCCGAGCTTTTCAAGGTCTCCGTTAGAAATCGCATTCCACAGAGTGCCAATGCTGCCAAAGAAATCAGATTGTAAGCTCTGATCAATGCGCTGCCACTCCGTGTCAAGGCTATTTAAGAAGTTGTTTACATATCCGGTCGTCTGAGTAGAGCCAGCATCAATCAGCGCCTGTCCTTTCTCCTGCACAGCATCTACAACGCCCTGCATAGCAGTGGCGACGTAGGGGATAGCCGAAGTGATGCCGTTTGCAAGGCCTTGGTCGATGTAGATACCAAATTGTTCAAATAGCTTGGAAGGGGAGTGGATATCAGTCTCAGTGGTGAACTTATCGATGACGGCTTTGGCAAAATTTGCAGCCGCTCCAGTTGCATTGCTGATTCCGCTCTGAATTCCGTTTACAAGGCCTTGCCAAACGTTTTTTCCGGCTTCATACATTTTTGCGGGTAGGGAAGCGATTGCATCTGCAACTGCATTCACCATGTTGGCAGCAGCTTTTCCTGCTTCAGCCGCCCAGTTTTCTACTCCATCCAAGAACTTTGCAAAAGATTCTCCGGCTGATTTGATATGGTCGTCCAAATGGACAAACCAATCAATCACGCTTCCGATATCAGAAATCAAATCTGCTAAGCCAAGAAGGGCATTGGCAATGAAGCCTTGATTCATTGAAACGTCAAGGCGTTCAGCCTCAGTCGGCCCTTTGCTAACCCAACGAACAAAAGTTTCGATATCCGCAATCAGGTCAGCCAAACCAAGAAGCGCATTCGGGAACAGGGTTTTATTCATCGTGACATCTAAACGCTCAGATTCACTGATTCCGTCTTTAATCCAACGAATAAAATCAGAAATGCTATCCACGATTTGAGCAAACCCGTCAACAAAGAAGGATGCCATGTTTCCAGCGTCAATTCCCAGCTGTTGAAAAGCGCTATGCCAATCGGATTTTAAGCCAAAAGACTCTTTTTCGCTTTCGCTACCTAATCCGCGAATCGCAACAGAAACGGCTTCAAATCCGATAACGGCGAGACCAGCTACAGGATGACCGCTGATAATCAATCCAATTCCAATTAAGGTTAGAGCCAAATCTCCTAAATCCAAGTCCAACTTCTTTACGACTTGTCGGATTGTTTCAAATGCGTTAGAAGCGCTTTCTTTCCATTCATCAGGCAGAAGGTCGAGAATTTGCTGTGCGAGTATTTTAATGGATTCTTTTAAATGCTCAATGGATTGTCCAAGTTTTCCTTCAGTAAGAGAAATATTCCATCCCTGAGAGAATCCAAGTGCAGCAAGCTCAATAAGGTCTTTTATTCTTTGCAGACCGATTCTGAATTTCTCGCTGTTCTGATACAAGTCCACAAAACGCCATACAATTAGTGCCACAGTACCAGCAATTACAGCAAGTTCAGGGTTGACAAGCCCTAACTTCTTTCGTAATTCTCCAACAACCTGCCCCAATTTGTAAGCTAACCCGTGGACATTGTTTAACTGGCTAAAAAGAAAATCAGCAATTTTCCAAGCGGCAAATCCGGCTGCAACACCTGCAATAATTGGAAGAAGTTTTTTTACTTTTTCCTTGATCTCATCAATAGATGTGCCAACATAGTTCTTGAACATATCGTAGCCGGACAGGTCTACATCGCCCAAGAGGTTGCCAGCAGATGCACCACTGCCAGAGCCAGAACTTCCCTGTGTGGGGTCAATGATGTTCAGCTCATCAAAACCCATCGTGTAGTCTTTGAGGGCTTTGGCAGCTTTCTTTGTCGAATCGGCTGTATCATCCATTGCGTCACCGATACCGCCAACGCTGTCAGCGCTCTTTGTGAAATCAGTGAACACGACCTTCACGCCCATCAGCTTTGCCACCCATTCAACAAACTCTCGAATGAGCTGCACAGCGGCAATCAGCGGGGGGAGAATGGATTTCAGGGCAGGGTAGAGCAGAGAGCCAACAGACTTCGCCAACATATCCAGCTGCGCTTTCAGAATTTTGATCTGGTTCGCAGGGCTTTGGATGGTCTGTGCAAGGTTGCCCTGTACGTTGGCAGTCTGCTTCATAATGGCAATGTAACGCAGAACCGCCTTATCTGCCTGAGACAGACTAGAAACCTGCTTGTTAAAACCCAAAGCAAGAAGCTCCTGCTGTAAGCGTGCCTGAGTCAGGTCAATGCCCAAACGGCGAATAGGCTCAATCTCGCCAGAGATTGCGGAGGACATTGCGGTAAAGGTCTCTGCAACGTCCTTGTTCCAATAGGAACCTTCGTCATAAGCAAGCTGAGTCAGGTTCTTGGACAGAACGTATGCTTTGTCGCTGGCCAGACCAAACGAAGTACCCAAGCTCTGAATGGTAGCCATGTAGGTCATCGCTTTGGTCGGGTCAACGCCAAGCAAGCCCTGCATCTTGCTAATGAGCGTATCGGCTTCACCGCTCAGATTGCCCATAGCATTATGAAACAGGTCTGTCGCTTCATAGAAGTCGTTAAACTTCGCAACAGCGTTGCCAAGATACTCAGCAACGGCTTTCAGCGAAACCAGCTTTGCCATGTTTCGCATAAAGCCGTTCATCTGATTGGACAGGCTAAGATAGCTCTTGCGCTGCTTTTCGTTGGCTGCGGTCACACGGTTCGCCTGTGTGACCACCTTGCTCAACTGCGGAGGGAGCTTTGCAAAAGCGTTGCCCACCTTGTCAAGCTGAGATGCAAGGGGAGTGAGCGAGGTGGAGATGCTATCACAAGCAGTCTTGAACTTATTGAGCGTGTCTGCATCCAACTTATCATTGATAGATGGGATTTTAGCAATGGCGTTCATTGCGCTGCCAACCGCTTTCAATCCAGAAGCATCAAGGTTCTGCAAGGGCTGTAATTCGCTTTTCAACGATTCCAGCTTTGCACTTAAACCAGTAAAATCAATTCCAGAAACATCAATGTTTGACATCTTTTCGATGTTCTTAAAAATAGAACCAATGCCTTTGGATGCAGACTTCAACCCAGCGATAGAACCAGCTAGTTTATCAAGGCTATCGCAGACGGCAGAAACATTGCCCTTAGAACGAAGATTGGCGATAGCGTTAGCCAATTTATTGATGTTAAGCTCTGCGCCCTGCGATTCCGCAGAAATCTCTACGGATAAGCTCGTAATATCAACATCAGCCATCACTACCACCATCACTTTCCATCATAGAGAACATCATTCTCTTGATTCGCTCCTGCGCCTCAACTGCGCGTTGGTATTCATACTCGTCTTTCTCCTTTTGGGTAAGGGGAAGCGGTCTATCCATGTACTTGATAGGCTTAGACCCTTTCTTTCGGAACATATTGCCAACCGTAGAGGAAAGCGCAGATGCCATGTAAAAGCCATTTCTCCACGCTTCAGCATTGGCTCTGCGTTCCCGCAGCTCCTCTGCGTCACGGTAAACCTTTGCCAACCAGACATCGCCGTGCCAGAACTGGTCGTAGGTCATGCCAATGGATATGTAATAGGCTTCTACATCGTGGAACAGTTTGGAGAAGGAGAACGGTTCTCCCTCTCCGTCTGCTTCCTGAGATTGTGCAGTTACACAATCTCCCACGTTGCGTTTTTTGCGGTCTTGTCCTCAGTGTCAGTTGCCAGCAGAGACTTAGAAGCGTCCATGAACATCTCAAGCAGAATGCCCATCAGGTCTTCCTTATCCTCGATGTGCTGGAACATTTCGTCCACGACCTTGCGCTTGATGCCCTTGTTCCGTGCGATGAAAGCGCCGTAGAACAAAGCGCGAGAGTTAGAGAGCAGATTGGTCATCTGGGTGTACTGGCCAATCTGAAAACCTGCACGCTCGGTGGCTTCCACACTGTCACGGGTGAAGGTCAGCTCATAAGTGTTCTTACCATCGGGGGAATGAAAGTTGATAACCTTAGCAGCCATAATAAATGCTCTCCTTTATAAATAGAGGCAGAACCAAATCCGTTGTTCAGTTCTGCCCGGTTTGATTGATTCGATTTTTTGCGGTTTAGCCGCCGTTGACAGTCAGGGTCTCGCTGAACTCAGGCTTCTTAGTGAAGATGCAGTTGATGGTCATTTCCACAACCTCGTCCACGCCAAAGCCGGACAAGCCAACCTGATGCATACCCTGCCAAGTGAAGCCGGAGCCGTCCTGCATCTTCAGGGCGTAGTACTTCACGGCGTTGCTCTCGGAAGTCTCATCATAGCCAGCGGTCTTGACCTTCGTATAGTCGGCCTTGTTGTAGTTGGCAGTAAAGGACTTGGTGTCGCTCTGGATGATGCCGAAGATGTTGACCTGCATGGGGTCAGACAAGGTGGTGGCATCCAGAAGGTTAGGCTCGGAGATCAGGTCGGGAACATCCTTGATGTCGCACAGCTTCGTCAGAGCAGTTGCGCTGTCGCCACAATACAGGGTGGTATTCAGACCGGAGATAGCAGTACTCATAGAATGTTTACCTCCTTAGTTTCGGTAAATCATTCCGTCCTCTCCGATTGTTGCCCCGTAGCTGCAATCAATCCGATAGACGGAATTGTTGTACAGCCCATTCAACGGGGCAAACGATTTGCGATAAAATTTAAGCGGTTCAAGAACAGAATCCACGATTCCAACGATGGAACGCGCTTCTGCAATACGTCCCGTGTCTTTGTTAGAGTAGACCCGCACACGCAGGGAAACGGCAGCGTACTTACTGTGACCGGCAGAATCAATGTGTACAGGAAGATTACTGTTTTCTTCTATCTGCACACACGGAAATTTCTTGACGTTGCTGTCATTGATTTCACCAGTAACAAAAATGCCAGGCATTTGCTTTCGCAGTTCCTTAGCAACAGCCGTGAAGATAGAATTGAAATAATCGATCAACTATTCCAAACCTCCCTCCACGTTGCTTCAACTTGAGAAGCCATTTCCTCAACAGCCCCCCACATAGCCATAGCTGGTTCGTTGCCATCGGTGTAATTCAACTGGCCTTTACCATCCACCTGCTTGACAGGTGTTCCAGCATTTCCGGGGTCACCGTAGTAGTACCATCTGCGGTTTGCGCCTTGCCCTTTGCCGTAGGAGCCATGCGCACCAACGCCGGGCGGTAGTTCACCGCCATATCCGTTGTGATGTGCGCCAGTGCCAAACTCGATGAACGCAACTGCCTTTCCGTGCGCTACGATTGCAAAGCCATTTGGCGTTTGTACTGGATCGTGCTCAACTGTTACGTCATTGTCGCCAGCATACTGTGCGTTAGCAAACCGCACAGTAGCAACATCAATGCCTTTTTGCGCTAGCGCCTTTGCAAACTCTTGCGCCTTTTTGTTCAGGGTGGTCTTGTACTCCTGTATCTGACGTTCCGCATCACGAAGTCCGGCATCGCTCAACCTCACTTTAATTTTCACTTGCAGCCACCTCTTTCAGTGCATACAACGTATCCGTGATATGCTCTGCGACCTTGACCACAGTGTAATTGAACGGCTTTGAAATGTCCGTCTGAAACCAGACGTGCGTACCTTCATAAAGCGGTGTGTTGCGCTTCTTGCTGGACGAACTGACAACGTAGCTGTAATCCGTGAACGCTCCAAAAGGGTTTGCTTCCGCAGAACCAGTAGGAGGGCTGACGTTCAGCATCAGCTTTGCGGGAGCACTCCACGATTCGTATGCGGATTCGCCAGTCTCGTTTCCCCACTCGTCCACAACAGGCGTTTTCTCGCCGACCGGGTTTGAATACCACAGCGGGCGTTTATCCAGCGGGCTTCCATTGAACATCAGCCGATAACACCTACTCTCGGAACCACTTCATTTAGCAGGGACTGCGCCACATCGGAACTTTCCCACACACGAGTGATGCCATTGTTGGTGTAGCTCGTCTGTCCGTTTGCACCGATGTGGTTGTACAGCTCCGCTGCAATGCGTATCTGCAACGACTGATACTGCGAGGGCAACTCGTCCGGTCTGTTGCCGAAAGGGTAGCCCTGCGCAAATATCTTGTCTTTGGCGAAATCAAGCAGCAGGTCAAAGAGTGGGTAGTCCTCGTCCGTGATTTCACGGTCAAGTGCAGGGGCAATGTACTGCCCCAGCTTGACTGCCGCTTCGGAATGCTGGTCTCCCATGCTGCTTTCCTCCTTTCGCCTTAGTAAGCCTTGATGCAGTACACAGCGTCCATACGCTCAAAGGACGGCAGGACGATTTCAGAAGCATAGACGTTGGCGTTGACCGGGTGAACGGTCAGCTCGGTGGTAATGGCAACGCCAGTGTTCACAATGGACACAGATGCACCAGACTGACCAGACAGCAAGTCGGCTTCCTCGGGAGTAGTGCCGTACCAAGTCGTGCCGAGATTGCCATCAGGTGCCAGAACAACATAACCGTCAGGAAGATACTTTGCCGTATCACCGCCACCTTCGGGACGATACTTCTTGTTGTAGGTGAAAATCTCAAGGCCAGTCGCCTGACGAACAACTTCCTTTGCTTCGTTCATGGTGAGAACGGAAGTGGTTCGATTGTTGATGGTAAGGAACCGATTTTTGACCTCATCGGTAGCAATCATCTTGGCAAGAGTGGCTTTGTTCATAAAGACACGAGTGACCTCTTCACCAGTTGCATCATTGACAGCTTCGGCCGCTGCAATCAGGTCAGCAATAGGAGTGGCAGAAGCGGGGGTGTCCCATTTTGCCGAAGTGGTCAGTGCCTTGTAATTGCTCTTTTTCCACGTTCCATCGGGGTCGTAATTGTAGGTGTAGTTCACACCGTTTGCCTTGATGGTAATGCCGGGAGTGCCATTTGCAGGAGCCAGCAACTGCCAAATCATGCGTTCGGGCACGATGCGTGCGCCAGTGACAAGATTGCTCACGTCATCATAAATGCGCTTCATCACATCACGGGCATAGGGGTCGTTGCTGTCCAGAACACGTAGGATTTCCTGACGGTCTTTCTCGCCCAGATGGTAGCCCTCGCGGAAGAACGGCATCTCGGTCTCATCGAACTTGAAGCCTTCACGGGTGCGAAACGTAGCCTTTGCGTCAAATGCGCTGGGCATCAGGGACACGCCAACGCCCTTGTGACCGCGAATCCACTTCAAGTCAAGACCAGCCTTTTTCTGAGCGGGGAACAATGCGTCAGATGTGAAAGGCATCGCGTTGGTGGGGTCATTCGTCCAATAGGCGGCAATCGCAGCCGGGGCAAAGACTTCCTTAAGATTCAGTGCCATGTTGTTTTACCTCCTATTAAGCGTTCACGCCGATGTTGTCACGGCAGAAGATGCCGGGGACGGCGGTCTTGAGTGCCTTGATTGCGTCAGCGTCAAAAGTGAAGCCGGAACTTGCTGCTGCCTTCTTGGTGTCAATAACGCCACGAATCAGCAGGGAAGCATTGGGGTTCTCTGCCGGGTCAACGTCATACAGCAGGATGCCGTCAGCGTTGATGGTCTTAGAACCAGTCTCGCCAGCAGCAACAGCTTTCTTGCCAGCCAGCGTCATGGGATAGCCAGCCTTAACCGCAGCAGTTTCGGTCACGGTAAAGGGAATGGCGGTGTAGTCATTGGAAGCAAGGATGGTATCGTTGATTCCGTTGACCGTGTTTCGGGTAAACTTCATGTTTTCCTCCTTGTTAATGGAAAGCACTCATTGCGTCACTCGATGCCTTAGAAGTATTTGCGTTTTGCTGTGCAAGGCTCTTAGCAAACGCCACGCCCTCACTGTCAGAACCGCCCTTGCCATCCGCACCCGGAGGTGTGGGCATATCCTTCAGCAGAGAAGCCTTGTATGCGGTGTCGTGGGCAGTCATAAACTCCGACTGGAACTTAAATACCTTGTCCATGTCACCGTCAGCCAGTGCAGATGCAGCCTTGTTAGCAAGTTCAGCGTCATAACCCTGTGCAACGAACTTCTCACGGTAAGATGCAAGGGTCTTTTCCTTGACGAGGTTTTCCTTGTCGGCAGTCAGGGCTTCAATCTGCTTCTGCATCTCTGCCAGCTTGTCAGCCTGTTCCTGTGCGGCATTCTCGTCATCGGTACGCTTTGCCTTGAGCTGCTTCTTGTACTCAGCAGCTTCGCCATTGGCTTTTGTCACGGCATTGCGCAGCTTCTCAACCTCTGCGCTAGGGTCTGCAACCTTTTCAAGCGCAGAAATGATTTCATCGGCGGTCATGCCCTCTTTGTAGGCATCACCAAGCAACACATTGAGTTTCATATCGTTAATTTCCTCCTGCGTTTTTTTACCGTTGCTTCCCTGCAACGCTGCGAAATTTGTATCCCGGCTTCCCTGCCGGAATATGCAAAGGGCTATTCGCCCTCTGTTTCTTTATTGATACTGTCAGACTGTTCGTTCGATGTTTTGTTGGCTTCAACAACTTGTTCAGGCTGTTGCTCCTGCGGTTTCGGAGCTTTGCCATCCTCGCCCAGCTTGCCAGCAGCAATCAGGAAGGGCTTGCTCATTTCGTAAGCAGCCTGCGGGTCTGGGAACAGACCGGGCGTGGTGAACGCCAACTGCGGGTCAATCGGCTGTTGAATCATCTGCGCAAAAATCTGAACCTTACTCTGCTGGTTGTCGTACTGGCGGCGTGGCAGTTTGATATTGATGTCACTTGCCATCAGCTTAGAACCAGCCGTATCACGCAGGATTTTCAGCATTACAGACAGGCTCTGACGCTCCGCATACTTGAACATATTCTCGTACTGCTGCGCCCTTGCTTCGGTGTGATTCCAGCCATTGCGGACGATAACTGCGCCCACGTTGTCGGACGTTGCGTTCTCACTTCCAGTAGCACTAGGCATAGCAGTCAGACTGCGGTACACGTTCAACATAGAATCAAGCAAGGTCTGGCTCTGCTGCTGGTCAAGCTCGTTTGCAATCTGCGATACAGAAGCGGGCAGACCAGAAGTGGATTTCAGGCACATTGCGCCAAGCTCTTTTACTTGGTCAAGAGCATCCTTGTCCACAAGGCAGTTGGTAAACACCATAATGGACTGAATGAACTGCGCCACGCCGTCCAAACGGTTGCTTTCAAGGTCGTTGATGGCATCCAACACAGGGATAGCCGGTTCAAACAGACCCATCCGTTCCGGGTTCAGCTTGTATTCGACCATCGGCAGCATTCCAAGAGAGTGATTCTCAGACTTTGTAATCTTGCCGTTGTCGATTTCAAAGTACTGGTTCGGCGTATACACGCAAATCAGGTCGTTCAGGTCATTCTGATAATTGCGTGAGATGTGCAGCACGTTGGCGATGGGCTTGTGTCCGATGCCGGAGTTGTAAATCACATACGCCATATCAGGGTCGGGAACATCCACCAGCAGGGGTGTTTCGTCCGGGTAGTGGCCGTTGTACCCCTTGTCAGGAAGAACAATGCGGTATCCCTGTCCGCACTCCAACATCCACTGCCAGAGCCGCCGATCAAGCGCATCCTTGCCCTCATACTGCAAAGCATTGGACAGGCGGGCGATTTCCTCGCCGTCACCTGTTGCCGTTTCAGACCGCACATAAGAGCAGGGAGTGCCACTCATATAGCCTGTGTAGAAGCCCACGCACTCGTTGGCGTGGTTCTCTACAATGCGGTTGGTGATTTCAGCGTGATATTCCTTCGTGCGCTGGAGGACAGGCTGGCTACCCAAGTAGTAGTTGTGCAGAAAGCGAATCTCATTCTTGTTCAGCAGATGAATAGGCTCTGCCTTGCCCATGACCACTTTCAGCACGTTCGCTTGATTGATTTCCGTCTCCGGCGTTTCAATCGGCCTGCGGCCGGTCAGTGGCTCATTCAAAAAACCACCAACAACCATCTGATACTCAGCCATGCTTTCCTCCTTTCCGGCAAAATAAAAAGCGCAGCAAGACAAACCTGTTAAGGTCTATCTCACTGCGCCAAAACTGCGCTTCAAAAGCTATTTACTTTTCCGGTGGATGGATGATTTTTACCCATCCTTCCCTTGTGTCTCCTTCGATAACGCCCTTGCATCTGTCGCACTTGAAATGGTATCGTCCGTCCACTTCGCCAAGATAGCGGTTGCAGCGAACGTTCTTATAGATTGGGTTTTGCCTGATACAAGGGCAACAGATTCTAACTAGCATGAGCGCTCCTTTCGTTGAATTTCTGGAAACAGGCTGTTGAGCACAGGCCTGTCAGAAGCTACTGGGAAACTGTTCGCACTTCCAGCCGTGCTATTTTCCGCCCTGGAAAACCTTCACAGTCTTTCTGTTTGCCGGACAGGCAATGATTCGGACTGCGATTCGGACGCGGAAGCCGGATTTGAACCAGCGACCTCTTGGTAACCAAGCGAGCTACCTGACTGCTCCACTCCGCGAAAGGCCCGGCTTACTTTACCGCTGCCCTTTGCAAAAGGAGAAAATTCAAAAAAGCCTTTTGCATCGAGAGCCGGGAATAGCGGTGAGGTGTCAAAAGAGAAATCCCATGCAAAGCAAGAGGATAGTTGTGCTGCGTAGCGGGTTTGAACCGCTTCGTGTCAGTTGGGGGAGTACAAACAACGTTCCGTCCACTCGGAAACGCAACATATAATCCCCACGACAGAGAAAGGCGACTGTCGTGGGTGAGTAAGAAAGGATGGTATTACCCAACAAATGGCGAGTAAAAATGACTTAAAAATCTCGTCAACGCAATACCTAGAGGAAGCTGCAAATCTTCCTAGTACTATTGTAAGCCATGTCAATAAGCAAATCAAATTTTAATGCCTACGAACCCGGCTATTTAGGGGAATTATTAAAATGGCCTCTTGACAGGCTCAATTTTACTGATTCCGTTATACAATTCATCAGCAAGCTGTGCCAGACTGTCCGGGGCATCATCGTGCGGAACTTTGCCAAGCTGCGTAAACATCGTCACCTGTTCCATGAACGCCTTGTACTCTTTCGACTGGTGCTTTTCATCAAGGAAGTAGAACCGCTTGATGTCCGGCGCATACTGGATGATTCTGGACAGTTTGCTTTGACCACTTGGAGCACGCTGGCTGCGAACAGAGCAGTGATACCCCTGCTGCCGGAGCTGGCTGTCTACCACGTCACAATATTCGTCACCGCCGTTGTTGGCTTCGCCACGCACCACGTTAATTTTATGCTGGATGATTTTGCCTACGGCTTCCGGTCTGGTCACGGTCTTGTCGCCGTTATTGAACACAAGGTCAGGGATGAATACGGCATCACCGTATACATAGGCGATAGGGCAGGCGGTGAAGTCACCGCCGCCCCATGCAATATCCATGACCATCAGCTTGCGATCGGGCTCACCGTCAGGCAGAACGCCGTTGAAATACCGCAATTCATCGGCAGGGAACAGCAGACCTTCACGCTCAACAGGTTGGTTCATGTACAGCGCTTTCCAACTCATTTCATCCATGACTTCGCGTTGCTTGCGGAGCGTTTCTGTGCTATATCCTACACCGTAGTCATAATCGAAGTTTGATTCGTCCTTTTCGTTCATTGCTGGCATAACAATGAATCTGTTCCTGTCGGAATCGCCGTAGTTTTGCTCTAATCGTCCGATAACATCATGGACAGACCAGCGTGTAGCAATATGCAGTTCCTTGCACTTGTTGCCGATTTTACGCTGTCTAAGGTCGGTAGTGTACGTTTCCCACAGTTTATCAAGGCGAGGTTTAGAGAGCGCAACCTCAATGCCAGACACAAGGTCATCGCAGTAAAGAAGCGTAGATGCACGGTACAAGCCAGCATTGCCAGTGCCAATAGACGTAAATTCCAGCGTTTCAAAACGCTTTCTCTTGCCTAAGTCAATGCGGCAGTCCTTCGCATTGGTGTTCGACACGGCAACGTCCGGAAAAACATCATTCCACAGATATTCTCCGTCCTTGTCGAATATACGCAAGCACTCGTCATAAACGCCACGCACAAAGCTGTTCGAGTGAGAACCTGTAAGCATCGGTTCGTCAGGGCTTCTTCCGGCAAGCCATGTCAGATAGAAAATAGCTAGAGCCGTCTTGCCACAGCCGGGGGGCATCGAGATTGCCAGCAAGTCCAGTCTGTCATCCGCAAGGTCTTGCAGGGCGTTCGCAACGGTTCTTAGCACCTTTCTTCTCGGCTGATAGAACTTCTTCTCCGGCGCACGGTTCCATTCAAGGTAGATACAATAGCTGTCGAACACATCCTTTGCTTCAAACAGGTACGTCCGGCCGATAATGTCATAGATTTTTGCCACGTCCTCGCCTGTTTTCATCTTGCCCATCATGGCTGCACAGACAGAGCGCAGCTCACCAGAGTATTTGTAGGCATCGAACCGCTTATCCTGTGGCAGAGCGTCTCTCAGGTTCACCACCGCCTGAAACCAGTCCTCATAGACCTGCGCTTCGGTCGGATTCTGCTTTGCATACGCCTTGATGCTGTCAATGATAGCGATACACTGCTTTGGCTGCATAAAAAAATAGGCACCCCCTACCTGAAAATGTAAAGAGTGCCTACAACTGCACAAAAATCAAATATTCGATTTTATTCTAGGTTGCGAACAATGTCACTTCAATGCTTTCGCACGGTTTTCGTCATAATCAGTAAACATAGCCGCTGCAATCTTCATAGCTTCCTCTACCGTAGGAGCCTTAATAAATGCTCTGCATCCAAACAGAACTCCGCTTGCGTTTGTTTTGCTATCTTCTGGAATGACGTAAATTTTTCCATTTTCACGCTTAGCAAGCCATGTAGGAGTGCTCCTGTATGCTTCTTCTTTCGCCTTGCATTCAGCTTCCATTTTTTCACGGACTTCCTTGAAAATAACATCAGCTTTCCGCTCTGCATCTTGCTTAGACCACGCATCGACATAAGCGAACCCGTGCCAGTGACCCATGATAACATTTTTCTCAACGTCATCTAAATGCTGGTCACAGCAATCTGCGCCACCATAGGCATAAACCGTATAAGTAGGTGGTTTTGCCGTCAACTCTTCGTTATCCTCGTATTCTTCAACATCGGCATCGTACATCTCTGCGATTTTCTCCGCACGTCTACGGCTCTCGGTCAGAGTAATGATGTGATAATCCTCGTATTCACCACTCGTTACTGCGTAAAGTTTTTTAGCCATACTTTCACCTGTTCTGTTCAGCAATCCGATACCATGTCTGGCGGGTCACGCCAAGTTGCTTAGCAGCATCCGTGACCGTGAGAATGCGCTTCTCCACCTGTTCGTGAAGAACGTCAAAGAGGTTGCGGTCATACTCGGTTGGCTTGCGGCCTTCCCTGTAATCAGGGCGCTGGCTGGCAATCTTCTTGCCCTCTCTGGTGCGTTCAACAATCATATCACGCTCAAACTGTGCAAACACAAGGAACATACCTCTCATAGCCCTACTAGCAGGGGTGTTGTCCATCACACCAAGATTCAGCACGTTCACCCGGATTCCTTTTTCAATCCATGAATCAATCAGTTCATACCCACCGACAAGGCTTCTGGCAACACGATCTAGCTTTGTCACAACGATTGTATCGCCGCTCTGGACTTCCGCTTCCAGCTTATCCAGTTCCTTGCGTTCCATTTTAGTGCCGGTATATACCTCTTTGAAAATCTTGGTTGCACCAGCAGCCTTGAGGGCTTCTTCCTGCGATTCGAGGCTGTTGCCGTCAATCGCCTGTCCAGCGGAACTGACACGAGCGTAACCGTAGATCATTCGGGTTCACCATCCTTCACTCTATGTCGATGCCCTCGCAATTTTTGAACTGCGCATCACGAGGAACAACTACAATTTTATATCCCATCATATTCAGCATTTCGTTTAGCTTATTAACGCTAATATTTTTTTGAGAAAGACGTTCGCTTAAAGTTGGCTGTTTAATTTTAAGCCTGCTGCAAAGCTCCGCTTGTTTTATGTCCTCTTTTCTCATAACCTCTTTTACTGCTTCTCCTGCTTTCATTTTTTGCATCCTCTCTTTCTTGATGCTATTATATCAGATGAACCCTATAAAATCAAGACATTTCTGATATTTCCACAATTTCCCAATGAACGCCCTTTATATTATATATAAATATACTCTAGTATGTATTTATACATACTAGAGTAGTATAAGGATGTTTACTTAGTTAATCACAATCAGTGAGAAAATTTTCTATAATAAGGAGTAATTCTTCCAAACTTCATTTCCGTAAAACTTTGGGTCTTGACAAGCATATTTTCACGCATTATACTTGTTTCAGCGAAAGCGAGGTGATAGGCTTGGCAAGACGAGCAGAAACCTCGGAACGTGATAAGCTGCACATGATAAGCACCCGGCTCACAGAGAACCAGATCGCAAGCATGGAGAGCAGCGCAAAGGCATTGGGCATCTCAAAGGTTGATGTTATCCGCATGGGTATCGAGTGGGTAGCATCCTACGTTGAGAACATCAAGGCATAAAAAATAAGCTACCAGCGGAACTTTGGACGGCAACGCTGATAGCTTATCCACATCACGAAACGAGAACCTGCAACCACCAAGGGGGCAGTCTCCCTTTTCGGAATCTATTATACCAAAAAGGGCTGCTCTCCGCAAGAGTTAGGAGCAAAAAACATGAACTTTCCTACGAAAACCGAAGAATTTCTGAAAACCCTCGCACACGGCAAAGAGCCGACCAGCGAGGACAGGGAGTACGCAGAAGCGCTTGGTAAGCTGTCCGAACTGAACTATCAGGCAGGGTACGAAGCGGGACGTAAAGAAAAGTAACATAATTTCGGCAATTCGTATGTATTATAAATTACATCGTAAAATCGTTTGAAATTATTTACTTCACAAGGAAAAGTGGTATAATATAATTACGCCGAAAGGAGGTGAGCGAGTATGACGTACAACAACCCGAATGGTGCACAGTGCAACGCCAACGTCAGCAAGGAAATGCTGGCAGAGATCAATCACTACTGCACCGTATGCGACCTTAACCGAAGTCAGTTTATGCGCAGAGCCATTTCAGAGTATCTGCAAAACCATCCACTGCCCGATGAAAAAGAATAAGACGCCCGCTAAAGTTTGGCGACCACAGCGAACGTCTTATGAAACACTCAGAGAGCATAGACCCTCTTTGGGTTATTATACCAGAGATGGCCTACTCTCGCAAGATAGAAAGGTCAAATTTCTATGAATAATAATCTCGAAACCATCCGTATCTTCTCCGAAGATGTTATCCCTGTGTATGACACCGACACTGGCGAAAAGGTTGTGCTAGGTCGGGAACTGCACGAACGGCTTAAAATCAAAGACAAGTACACCGACTGGATGCAGCGCATGATCTGCTACGGATTTAGCGAAGATGCGGATTATTACACGCTTCGGAAAAAGCCGAAGCGTCAAGATGGGACAGAAATGCCCGGTGAACGTATTGAACACGTCATCACTCTGGACATGGCAAAGCACATTGCGATGATTCAGCGGACACCGCAGGGCATGGAGATTCGCCAGAAGCTGATTGACCTTGAGAAGAATGTGTCAGCCAACCAGTTCGCAGGGCTTTCTAAGGAACTGCAAGCAATCCTTGTGATCGACCAGCGCACTATGAAGCAGGAGCAGCGCATCTCCGCTCTTGAGAATACTATGACAATCGACTACAATCAGCAGCGTGTGTTAAAGCGTGTTGTGAACACAGTGGTTATCAACGCTCTGGGCGGCATGGACAGCCCGGCCTACAAGAGCCGCAGCGTCTCTCAGAAGCTGTTCATGGAATGCAACCGGGACATTCAGGACTGGTTCAACGTGAACAGTCGGAACAACGTGCCGAAGAAGCGGTTCGATGAAGCTGTCGAGTACATCAAGAAGTGGAGACCGTGCGCGAACTCTGTTATGTTGGTTCAGGTCACGAACGGCCAGACCCAGATGTCCATGTGAAAGGAGAACGGATATGATTAACGGCGATAAGTACGAAAATCTTGACGAATACATCAGCGACACTCTGGAAAATATGGAGTGGCTTTGGAGAACGCCTGACGTTGGAGAAACCTACAACGGGCGAGTGATCGCTTGCAACGGCAAAGAGGTTGCGTGCGGCTATCTCTCCTACGAAGCAGACGAATACGGTGATTTGAGACCGTACCTGTGCGACAACGGCAAGATTGTCATGCATGACATTAACGATTGGATGCCGATGCCGAACGTGACCAGCGCATTGAAGAAGTAAACAGCCAATAAGAAAAGCCAGTGGTTAGAGAGCATCTAGCCGCTGGCTTTTTGTGTTATATGTTAATCTTGAATGGCAACCACTTCATAAGAGCTGTAGCCTGTGAATCCGCTTAACGGATGAAGCTCAAATGATGCTGTTTGCCCCGAAGCAAGGCCGTCCATGATGTAAGTATACTCACCGCCAACAGGAACTTCATTGCCTTCGGTGTCTTTCATTTTGTAAAGGACAACGACCTTGACTGCATTGCTTGTAAACTGGCTGTTGTTCGTAACCTGTCCAGTGAATCGCAAATCATAGCCAGAGCCACGCTTAGAAACATTCGTGACGGCCAGTTCACCAGCACGGACAATCTGATTGGCAGGACTTGCTTCGTGAACGTTCCAGTCCTCTGCGCTTGTCGTATACTCAATTCTTGTCGGCTTAACGCCATCAGAGTCAAAAGCGATATAATCGCCATACCAATAAGAATCACCTTCGCCAACCCAGTCCAGCGTTTCAGAACCGGTCTTTAAGACGGAGCCATCTTCGCCGTATACCGTGACATTCAGCGAAACAAAATCGACCGCCCAATCGGTGTTGGGATTTTCAACCAATACAGCGTAGAACACATAGTATCTCGTTTTACCGTATTCGTACTTTGTTTCAAGATGGCTATGGGATTCTTTGATTGTTATGGGTTGCACCTGTGTTGCATTGGTCTCTTCCAGCTCAATAGGAGCAGACCATTCATCAGGCTTTGCAGTTGCCATTGCGCTAATAGGCATAGCAAGCATCATAGCCGCTGCCAGAGCCGCCGTAATGATTCTCTTTCTCATTTTTGATTCTTCCTTTCTTTGGCGTGTTGCCTTTAGCTGATTATAGCACAGTCTAGGCTCCGAAAGGGGCCTTTTTGTATTTTTCGGAAAATTTGGAGACTTGCACAATCAGGTGGGTTCTGATTTGTGAAAGTGGGGTGGGTCTTTTTTATTTTTTCGGTGGTGAGACGACTGACCGGGCGGGGCTGGGCGGAGGCTGTATACCCCGCCGGTGACCCACTGCACCCCAGCGCACCCGGAACGGCTACACGGTACAGGCAGCAGCGCAGATCGCGCAAAGTAGATCGTAACAGCGGTTAGCGCTGGAGGGCGTGGAGTGTGTCCAAAACTGTGCAGATATGGACAGCGCAATTTTACCATTTTGTGCCAGGAAAATAAATCAGAAAAATCTTATATTTTTATCCAAAAAGGCTTGACATATAAGATATATCTGATATAATAGAACCAAGATAAGACATATCTGATAAACCACATCACGAAACACCAAAACAGGAGGACAAAAACCATGAAAACCACATTAAAAGATATCCGCCGCTATATTGCCACCAACGCCGCTGAGGACTTGACCAAAAAGCGTTTCGCCGAGATTGACGCAATCCGCGTTGCAGAGTGCGGATTTGAGACCATCGCATACAGCACCGGCATTTATGGCGTTACCGGCGTCTTAGTAAAGGGCAACACCTCTGGCAAGCTGTATGCCGTCACCGCCCGCACCTCTGCACTGTTCCAAGTTATGTGATAGGAGGAACAGCAAAATGATCACTCTTGATTTTACCCAGTGGGCAGCCCTCTGGTATGTGGGCGGCATGATTAGCGGCGCGCTCGTTATGATTGCATTTCTCAATAGCTAATAAGGAGGGCTAAAAAATGACCACGTTTGAAGAAAAGGTGAACGCATACCGCGAAAACAAGCGGCTGATGGAAGAGCTAGAAGCAATGAACGATGCAATTAAGGCCGATATAATCGCCATGATGCACGGCGCACCGGAAATGGTACAGGGCACTGCAAAGGCCATTTACAAGGACGTGCAAAGCGTCCGACTTGATAGCAAGCTTCTCAAGACGCTACACCCGGATGTATACGCAGAATGCAGCAGCAAAACCAGCTACAAGCGTTTTAGCGTGGTATGAGGGGGCTAAATAAATGTATACAATTTTTTACGGTATCGGCTTAACCGCTACTAACGGCGGGTTTTATGGGCATAAATGGATAGCTGAGGAGTTAACCAGCATTGCAAACGGTGATTATGGCGAAAAAATGACCGAAAAAGAAATACAAGCCATGTGCAATGACATCAACGCACACGGCGGACACAACGGGTTTAAAGTTTGGGCGGAGGTAAACACAAAATGATATTATCCTGTATCCTGTTTTTCTTTTGGTTTTTCTCGGCACTGTTTAAGGCAAGTAAATGAGGGGGCACAAATATGAAATATAGTGACATTATCTGTGAAATTGATAATATTTTCAATTACTTCAGGTTCAATAATAAAAACTTGACAAAAGAGCAAGAGTAAAAATTACATGAATTGCAAGATTTGATACACGAACTAAGAATTATGAGCAAATAAGGAAAAAGCCCTGCCCATGCTGGCCGGGCTTTTCTTTTGCCTTGCACCTGCTGAGGGTGCAGGGCTTTTATTTTGCCCTGCTGCAATACAACCCCATACAAGCGTTTACAGCGCGTTTTATGCAGTTATACCGCCAACGCCGCAAAACGGCACACAGCGCTTTGCAGGGGCTTTTCCTGCTATTTGCCGCATTTTACCGCCGCAAATAACAAACCGATACAAGCGGCTATAATACCGCCTGTGCAATGCTGGAGCGTATCACAGCGCCGCAGCGCATCCAGCGCGTACCAGATACCAGCACCACGCCGGACGCTGCACAGGTCAGCATAGCTGCCCTATTATAATAAGGTATATAAAGGTGCAGAGGTGCGCCCCTGTTATGGATCTATGCCAGACAGTGCAGCACATCGCAGACCATGCAAGCCCGGCGGCTGGAGATCTGGCACCGGGTCAGCAGCCAGGGCGCACCGGGTCAGTCTGGCGCCCTCTACCCGGCGGGGCAGTCCAGAAGCTGGGGCGCGGCGGGCGGCGCGGAACCACTGGCGGCTCTCGCCGCATCTCTTTTCGGGCTTTCGCCCGATAGCTAATAGAGGTAAGCAATAGTCGTAGCGTTCCGGCTGAAATAGTCGTAACAGGTTCTGGAATAGTCGTAATCAATAGTCGTAATTTCTCCAATAAAATAGTCGTGGAATAGTCGTAAAGTCGTCAGATGACTAGTTTTTGAAAGTCCTATATATCGTATAGTAACGAACTGTTCGCTGATAGTCGTAGAGTAATAGTCGTAGCGTTTTCTTGCGAATCATCGTCAAATAGTCGTGTGTTTTTTGTGTGAAATAGTCGCTCGCCTTTTAGAGAAAGAGAGGTGTGATAGTCGCTAAGTCATCCGACCACTCCAAAAATCACCTCTCGTTCAAATTTCGCATAATATATTCCTCCGCCAGTTATACCTATTTCGTATAATAAGCGTACTTATTATAGTATACAGATATAGTTACTCCCAATAATCACGAATTATTTCGTATAATAATTCGTACCATCCGATTTGGTCTGTTTCTGCTCGATTTAATTCCCAGTAATTAACTATGGTATATCATTCAATCCATAGCATTCTGCTAGGAATAATCAATGCAACATTTCTACATATTTACCCAAATACAAAATGAAGCCAATTCTCCATGTCTCGAACAGTCGTAGACCATCCACCAACCCGAACCTCACGCCAGTTCTCGTCTACGGTCTGCTTTGCTGGATAACGGTATAGTTTTGGAGATAAAGGATAACCAGCTTGCAATTTCGCATAACTACTATTTATTCACTTTTGAACTATCGTAGCACACCCGGCTCCGTCAACGCGCGCTCGCGCATATAACGCCTGCGGACGCGCTAAACACACGGGGAGGGAAAGGGGGAGCACGGAAGATGTTAGGGGGATTATAGGGGGTAATAGGGGTTGTAGGGGAAAGAGGGGGGCAAAAGGGGGAAAGAGGAAACAAGGGGGAAAGGGGACAAAAATTTGAAAGCCATTTCCGAAAGCGATACTCGAAGTGTTTTTTTCGTCTCAATCAGCCCTGCGATTGGACAAATAGTCGTTAGCATCCGCTCATCTGGCTGCTATCATCGCTGGAAAGGCGTGTAGGAGCCTGTCTGACGCATTTTTCTGATTGACCCGATAACTTTCACGTCTGACCCTGAAAAGTCGTTATTCACGCTTCTGCATCGGTCTAATTGCATAGCCTAGTTTGAGATATACCATCAGCATCAACGGAGAGCCGTCTACGAGCGTCTGTGGCGCATTTTTGCGATGAAGTCAAGTTATCGTCCGGCATCCAAAACGCCTTAAAACAGGCTTTCTCGTGGAGTTAAAAAACAAAAGGCTGCCATTGCTGACAGCCCATACACTTAGATTCCGTATTTGTCCTTTTTGCTAAGAACGACCCACCCCAAAAAGTTGAAAGAATTGCATTTTTCTACTCTTTCAAGCTTTTTGGCAATAACAGCGGTTTTTACGCCATCGCTTCGTCTGTACAAGTTATGGAACAGGCAATAATCTCCTTGAAGGTTCAGGCAAGCATCACATAGACCGTATCTTCCCTTCCCCGCTTGCACGTTGTCTATAAGCTTCTCGAGTGCATCCATGTAGCTCTCCTTTCAATCCATCCAAGTGTACTCTTGGAACCGTTGAATCTGCTTGTTAAACGTGATGGGAAGGTCGCCTATCTCGCCTTCCTTGTTCTTGCTTAGCCGGAACAGATACTTGTCGGGGTTATCGCCGGACAGAAGGATGATTGCATCTGCGTCCTGTTCAATCTGTCCGCTCTCTCGCAAGTCGGAGTTAGTAGGCGTTGCTCCGGGCTTGGATGGGTTTCGATTAAGCTGTGCCAGTGCCATCACAACAATGCCTGTGGTCTGTGCTAGCTCGTGTAAGGCAATGGATATGGCTGTAATGGCGGCATATCTGTCTTTTGCGCCCGTTTCGTGAATGAGTTGAAGATAGTCTACGAAGATGACTTGAGCCTTTTTACGGAAAGCCTGAGCCTTCATCCACGCCACGTTCTTTCCGGCAGCGGAGCGGATATATAGGGGCATCTTCATGTTCTTTGCCTGTCCGTCAATCTCATTTAAGCTGACCGCCTTATTTTTCACCATGTCCAGAGGGCAGTATATTTGATTAGCCATCAAACGTGCGCCAAGCTTGCGTTTGCTGGTTTCTAAGCTGAAATAGTACACGGTGTAGTTTTGCTTTGCCATGCTTGCTGCTATTTGCAAGGACAAGGCTGTCTTGCCCGCAGACGGTCTGCCGCCGATAATGATAAAATCACCCGGGGAGATGTGCAGCGCTTCATCCAGACGCTCTAGGCCTGTCTTGATGTACACAGGCTTCTCGTCCATGTGAAGCACATAGTCGTTCAGCACATCCTCGTATGTCCACGCATCTTCTTCCTCAGCTTTCAGGCTCATCGCTTCGCCCATCTGCTGGTAAATGTCTGATAGATCAGAATAGTCAGTGAGCTCGCTGGTCATCTGAAATGCCAGACCTTGCACACGAGTGAGTGCGGCTTGTTCTCTGATAAGCTGTGCCCAACGCTGCATCTGCTCCCTGTCAATGCGCACACACTCCGATTCGCAGGTCTGTACACACGCTAAGAGCGTCTGCGCTACCTCTGGATGCTGCGTGTTTATCTCGACTATATCCATCTTGCCCCTAGACGTCCAATAGCCCTGAACAGCCGCAAAAGCGTCTCTCAGCTCAGGTCTGAACAAGTCAAGTTCAAGGTCTGGTATGATTTCATCCACAACGCCCGGCTTGCAGAGCATCAGCGCACCGATAAATACCGTTTGAACGTCCATTGTCATAGTCTAGGAAACTCCATCTCCGTACTTTGCTCGTACTGGTCATCCTGTTTCAATGCGTAAATGTCCTGCCATCCAGCATAAATGCTCTGGTCGAGAATGGCTTTCCAGTCATGCCGATCAAACTTTTCCAGCTTGTTGCAGAGCATCTGTTTTGCCCGGTCTGTCATAGGCTTTTTGATTCTTGTACGCATCTGTGCGAACTCTCGCAGGGATTCCAGCAGGGCTTTATCGCCATGAGCAAAGTCGAAGAAGATGTCAGGTTTCTTCTTGACCGCACTCTCTGGCAATGTCTTGACGTTCATCTGACTGTCAGTTGATATAGTGCGTTCATCGTCATCTGACTTTGAACTCATAGATGAGCTGACCTTCATCTCATTTATGACATGAGGATGAGCTGACTTTCGTGTAGACCATCCCTTTGACGCAATATCACTTCTTTTCGATTCTTCATCGAGCAGATGCTTAATCAAAATGAAACAAGATTCTGCTTTTTTTGAGTTCAAAGTTGCGTCTTTTCCTTCAAAAACGTATGCACAGATTGCATCGTAGAGTTCCAACTTTTCTTTGCTTTTGAGTGTGGAGATGGCTTCAAAGTAGTATCGTTGGAATGTAAAGCTGTCTCGTTTTTTGTCCATGCTCAGTCCTCTTTGTAGCGTTTGTTCCATGCTTCGATAAGGTCTTTTTAATCTTTTCTTTATCAGCTTCGGAACAATCAGAGTTGTATAGCTTGCTTTCCATGAATACTCGGCACTTGCATTCATTCTTGCCGTTTCCTCTTGTTATAAGCATCCAGCTTGTCAAATAGCCGCTTGCTTCGTCAATAGCCACTTCTCCACCGCAGAACGGACATCTCTTAAGTTCTTCCATCTTTAATTCTCCTTAAAACGGGCACTTAGCGTCAGACTCACGCAGCCAACCTTCGCCCGGAATGTTGACTATCTCATAATACTGCCGTGCAACGTAGATTGTTTTCTGCCCATCCTCAGCAATCAGGCCGACAATCAGATAGTTGCCAGCAGCCATAAAGAACCAAGGGTTGCTCTTGTAGGTCTCGCCCTTCATCCAGTTCTTCATTCTGTTCACGGCTTTTTCAATATCCTTATCGGGGCAGTCTGGGTTTTCGTATGCAAAGAAATCCTCAGGAAATTTAAGCTTTTTCACTTTCTAAATCCCTCTCTTGTTCTCGTGATTCTCTTATGCGCCTTGACAGGCCTTGCGCCTTTGCCGTAAGCTGGACGGATATGTTTTGCCTTGATGTACCCACAAGGTGGCTTCGGCCCAAAGTCGAAAAGGCTTAAGTCCATAATGATGATGCCAAACTTCTTGTTCGTCATATTTATTCCTCCGGCATATCTGGTGCAAACATCCAATGTGTGATTTTGAAATCCCCATCCACATAGATTGGGTCATAGCAATCATCACGCCATGCGCTATCTTTGTACATTGGCGAATAATGTCCAAGGCAGATTTTGTTTGTTCTCACTTCCGGAATGATTTCTTCATTACTATCCCTATACTGCCGCTCTGTGACAAAAATCAGTAAGGGAGAACCGTCTGGTGGTAACTCGTCTAGCACGGAATGCCATACATACTTGTCCATATCCATCACCTCATACCATCGGAAACGCCATCCAATGCGTTACCGTCACATCTTTTGGCAGTCTCTCGCCTATCTCATCCCAGAACTGACCGTCTGCGTAACAGCCAAGAAAGTACGCTGTCGGCGAGATTCCTTGCAACATTTTTCCATCTTTATCACGCCACGTTGTCTTGGTCGCAAGCAACAAAGGCTGTGTCCGCTCTCGTGGCTGTTCGCTTGCTGGATGCCAAGGTGTGTTAACCATTGTCTTTCACCTCGATTGTTGGCGCAGTGTCGATGTAATCAAGCACATCGTCTAGCGCATAGCCCATGTAGACGTACTCGACAGTAAACTCTTGCTCTAATTCCTGCATCCATTCTTCAATGCGTTTCCGTAGTGCATTGGCATCAATCGGTCTGGCTCTCATTGCACGTTCTCCCTTCAAATCGTGTTATCAACACTTATAACCGTAAACACTAAAGATGATTGCAAACCCAACGAGAAAGAAAAGAACATTGACTGCTACAACCGCAATGGCTTTTAAGATTACGTTGTCTATGTATTCGTCCAAAATGCTAAGAACTATATATTTTTCGACCAAATAAATCGGAAAAACGAGCACAAAGCCAATCATTGTCGTCAAAACAAAACCGAGTACAATTTCAAACAAAGACATTTTTCTTTCTCCTTTCAATCTCCGTCCCACACACCGTCAGGTCGCATCTTTGCAAACGCAAGCAGACCGTATAAGGCACGTTTTGCGTTGCCCTCTGTGGCGTTCCAGTAGTCGCTATCGTCTACATCGTCACCTAGTGCGGAAATAGCCTTTTCAAGCATCGGAATGCGCTCTGCGCCTGTTTTGCCATAGATGGAGCGGATGCCACCCTCACCAAACACTTCCGGTCGATAATAGAAATGGCCGTAATTATAGGTGACGTTGAGCCACAGTTCTTTCGTACCACCCATAGCGCGCATACCACCAGCGATAAAATGTGTACTATCCGCTTTGAGCGGTTTATGCGTTACATGGTCGCATAGATAAATATTGTAGCTCATTTTCTCATCTCCCATTCCTTGCAAACATCGTCAGGGTCTGTAAAATCAGCCCGGTACTCAGACAGACCGTTGTAACAAACCCACGAGAATCTGTCGTGCCATTTACAGTTTGAGCAGGACTTGTCCACAGTTTGGCATAAAAGTTTCCCTTTGCTGTCCAGTAGAATGCCATTGCCCAGCCTGATTACATTACTTCCACGCATCTTTCCTCTCCCATTCCTTGCATCCACGTTTGTCCCACACGAAGTCTGCAACGTGTTCTGACTGATCGTTTACGCAAACGCCATCTGGCGCTCTGCGTACCATTTACAAGAGCCGCAGGACGGCTTAGATTTGTTCTTGCAGGATTCTGCTGTGCATCGGATAGCCTTGCCAGCGGAGAACTGCTTGATTCCCATGCAAGAGCAATGTTCGGTGGTGCAGTAGGTCATTCTTGCTTTCTCCATCCAATAAAATCACACAATCCAATTGTTTTAGAGTCACAACGATGCGTATATTTAACGGTTGGCAAATCGAACCCTGTAAGGTTGTTGCAAACAGTATTCGAGCTAAAAAGTTCGTCAAAGGTATTATCATAGATTTTTGCGCTCTCGGCGTTGTAGATAACCATACCACATTGCTTGCAACGCCAAACGGAACATCTTTTCATTCTTCCACCTCCCATCCTATCAGCTCACAAACACCAATTCTGTTATTCTGACAGTGGTGAATCCAAAAGCTTTCAAACGCAAACAGCATAATGCTTTCTGCTGACAAAACGCGCTTAAGTTTTCCAGTTCTAAGCACTTCAATGTCCTTTGCAATGATTTCTTCACCGCAACGCTTGCATCGGTAGATTCTGGAATCTTTCATTTTTCATCCCCCATGAATTTTTTCATTAGTTTTCCGTATTCTTCACAGCATTCAGGGCACAACTCTCCACTCCCGAAAAACCTCGTTGCGCCAGTTTCCCAACCTTGCAAAGCTTTCCAATCGAATTCGCCATCGTTGTACCGTTCTGCGAACACCTGTTTTCCGCATCGGTTGCAAACAAACATCATGCCGTTAATTCTCATTTTGCCTTTCTCCTTCTGTTGGCATTGAACCGCCCGATCACTCGCTTATACTCCGCATAGCACTCAGGGCACAGGTCGCCTGTGTCCCTGCGCCACGCCCAGTCCTTGAAGTATTCGTCAGGGTTCATCATCCTGCCGCCTAGAACTGCTCCGCAGCGGTCACACACTCGCTTGTGGTAGATTCCTCTGTCAGTTTGCATTAGTCGTCCTCCTCAAAACCCGGCGCAACCCTTGCAATATATTCGGTCTCGGAGCCTTCTGGAAATGCAAGTTTAAGGCTTCCACCAATCGGCTGATTATGCAAAGGGTATATGTCGAGACCGTTCATTGCGACTTTCGCTGCTTCTTTTTGAGTAGAAGCGTGAACGAGTAAATATCCACGTTCTCTCCATTCAACAGGCACTTTATACAATCCCATGTTAGCCATCCTCCCCATCTAACCTGTTTATGCAATTTTCCTTCTGGCATTCATTGCAATTTCCGCAACACTCAAAAGAAAAATGCGTGATTTTTTGCGATTTATATTGACGGAGTAAATACTTATATTGGTTGTAGCAGTAAGGGCAAACAAGCATTCCATCAACGTTTCCCCACCCGACTGCTTCTTCAAATTTTTCCCAGTGATTGAATCCTCCGTCTGTATCGCCAGTTTTCAAAAGTTTTACGAAATGCGTCATTCCGCATCTGTCACATTTGTAAAGTTGTCCGTTTGTTTTCATTTCATTCATTCTCCCCAACATCCTTGAACAAGATTTCTTTGTCGGCTTTCCAGTCTTTGATTTTGCACAGAATGTCCGTGCCGGGGACTGTTTTTTTCAACCCATCCATCTGCCAGATGTTCCATGAGATGATAGCAGCCATCTCGCGAACCTTCCCAGCGTCAGGCTCTATGCCAAACAGCCACTTAAAGTTCTCTCGCCATGTCAGGAGCATATTTGCTCTTGCAAGCAGCAGGCTGTCACCCTGCCACTCATAGCCGTATGTAGTCGTCGCTGCGTCCTCTGCCACATCGTGCCATGTCCAGACATTCCAATCAAACCAGTTGTCTACACATTTCAGTTTGCGGTCAAATAGTCCTTTCCGTTTTGGTACTGGAATCTTTTTGCCTGTTACCGTGTCGTATCGGTTCACAAGGAATGGTGCTTCTCCGCAGGTGATTTCAAGGACTGTTGAATGGATGTACTTGATAGGCTCTTTCTTCATATCGGGCATCGCACCGTTTTCTTCGCCTATGTCTATCATCTTTTCGCAGACCCAAGAAGGAGTGAAAACCTCTGCTTTTGCTTTGGTTCTTTGCTTCTGCTCATCCAGACGCTTGAGAACTCGTGGCACTGGCGGGCACTTCTTGATTTGTTCTAACGTGATTTCATCCGCAAAGCCTGCGCCTAGTTCAGGCGGTGGCTCTGTCGCCCATATGATGTTTTTGCCGGTAGTACGGTCTTTAAGCAAGATAAACAGCACCGCTGAAAGAATCGGGTCGGAGAAGTCAACCAACCGTTGTTTCATTTTTCGCCACCTCTCTGTACTCCACGTCAATCCCTTTCGGCAAAGCTGTCTGGTACTTCTGGGCGAGTTCTTCAGGGCTTTGAGCATTTCCTAATGGTTGCGCTGGTGTAGCAACAGTAACTTCTACGTTATCCTTCATGCCAAAATAGTTTTTAGCTCGGAAGCACCACTCGGCAGGATTTTCCTGTCCATAAATGCCGTTGTATGCCCACATGGACTGCATTTTCAGAACAGTTCTAAGAATGTATTCTTGCTGTAAACTATCATTTCGTCTTTCTCCAAGCATGATTTGTTTCAAGCTAACCCACTTGATTCCGAGAGAAAGCGCAATCCATTCAATGACAGGAGAAATTCGTGCTATTTTGCAACAATTAAAGAAAAAATCCAGTCGATTTTTGACATCAATCGGATTGTCCATGTTCACTTTCGGAAGATTGTCGAAGTAGTCTGCCGCAATCATTCCTTGAATTTTTCTATCATCCTCACCATCGAGCAAAACGGACAAATCGTTCACATCAATTTCTCTGACTTTTTCCAATGCTTCCTGTTGCCTTTCCGCCAGTTTTTGACTGGCTTTCGACCTAATTTTTCTGTTCATGGCGTTCTTTTGCAGCCGCTTCTTTTCACGCTCTTTCTCACGCTTCGCAGCGGCCTCTTCTTTTGCCTTTTGCGCCCGCTTCTCACGCTTTTTCTTTTCAGCTTCGGTCAGCGGCGGTCTGCCACGACCACGCTTCGGGGGTGTTGCCAAGAGATATCACCTCTTTTGCTCTTTTTCTACTCTTTCAAAGAAAAATTCAATTTCCTTTTCGTTTTCAATTACATTTCCGTAAGCTACTCCAATTTTATAAATGTAATTGTTTCTTAGTTTGCGTGGAATTTCAAAAATGTATCTGCGAAACATCCCTAAAGAATTTGCGCGCTTATAATGGTTGCACATCCGGCAAGCTGGCATCAAATTAGAAATGTCGTTTGCATTTTTGTTATCCGGTTCCAGTGTCCTTAACGGTTTGAAGTGGTCTACCTGCATATCTTTATAAGAAATTTCCCTGCCACAATACGCACAGTGTCCATTATATTTCTGATACACAATTTCACGGATTTTCTTATTGATTGCCATGTGTCAGATCTCCTTTGGCGGTTCAGGAAGCGGCATCCAGCAAATAATGTCCCTTTCTTCATTTGATTTCCAGTTTCCATTCTTAAAAACACCAACGCCAAAAAGATAATACCAACGGCTCGTGTCCTTATCGAGCCAGTGATAATAAATAAGATACATCCCATCAACATTCGGGTCATTATCGTTTGCGTTTATCCAACAATCTCCATGAAAAACATCTCTTGGAAAGCACTTGCTTATATTTGAGTTTTCTTTTGTAAGCACGACACTCTTTGCACCATCAAATACTTTCTTTGGTAAATAGATTTCAACTGTTTCTGCATCAATCATGCAAAATTTGCAATTCATATCATTACTCCTTTAATCCCATATAAACTTCAATACAGGATAGCTTAGATGCAATCCACGCAATCGAACAGCAATCATCTATTGGTCGCCACCAAGCGCACTTTTCTTTCTCGCATACGCACCGACCAAGCGGATTGCTGGTCATCTTCATCGGGCAGTAAAGTTCGTTGTCCATCATTTCCACCCCATCACAACAGCCGTACAAACGGCCAGACACACGTTGACGAACAGCCAGACAAGCATTGCCTGCCGTTCCTCAAACAGGTTGTCTGCCGTTTCTTTGATTGTCCGTTCAGACTGAACTACTACCGCCAGCAGGACTAGGCAGACCAGCCAGCGAGTTACAAATTCAGACATTGTTAGCTCCACCTTTCTCTCAACTCTTTTTCTACCTGTTCTGACTTTGCGGTGATGTAATCAGCAAACTCATCAGGGGTCATATCCTCGTTCTTGAACTGCCCAACCATCTCCCAGTACCCGTCGCCAATGTGGATGATTTTCTGCACCTGTTCATCGGTCAGGTCTGCATCGCACCGAAGGTTCTGAATCAGTGCGCCCCATGTTGCGGCGATGCCATCCAGAGCCATGCGAAAGCCGTACAACTGGTTCTGCCGTGCGATTTTGCGGAGATTGGCCGACATCGCCTGTTTGCCAGACGAGGGGCGGTTTCTGCGCTTACTCATCTTATTTCTCCTTTCAATAAAGGTATCGCCATGCAACGATTTTGGAATTGCTTGCAACCCATTCTCCACTACTTTGAAACCAACGCTTGTCTGCGTACTTGCGATATGCAAGGTCAAGGTCGCCGTTTTCAAACTTTATTTCGACAGCTTCACCGCATTGCGGTTGAACATTCATGCTGTTCCACTTGTTTTTGTTTCCAGTGTCGGGCTTCTGTTCATCAGGTGTTAGCCAGTCGTTCAGTTGCTTCATACAGGACGGACAAAGTTGAATCGGTTCTTCGCCCAGTCCAAAACGGTTGCGTTCCACCGTGCAATCTAAGAACAGAATCGAATTTGCAGTACCGTAGCAATCGTTTATGTCAGGCACTTTCCGATTAAAAATCTCACCGCACCTGTCGCACTTAAAGACAACACTCACTCTTTTATTCCCTCCATTCTTGAACCACAGTTAGGGCAATAATCAAAATCCGATACACGTTCATACGGCGAGAGTTTATATTCTGCTCTGCACTTGTCACACTCGATTGAGTTGCTTTCATGGTCGTAAATCCATTTTGCTTGTCGTTCCTGTTCTCCTTTCAGCCAGTCGTTCAGCTTTGCCATGCAAGAGGGGCAAAGGACAACGGTTTCATCTCTTATCGAGTAAATTCCTTTATCATCGCCAGAAAGGCACTTTACAATAGAATTGCTTTCAAATTGGTCAAGTTCGTCATCAAACGGTGTCATGTATTTCACATCGTTTGAAAGCGGAAACGCTTCACCGCACCTATCGCATACCATTGTCATTTTTATTCTCCAATCTCTTTAGCAGCGCATCCACGTCATACCGCCAATGGACACGCAGCCTTTTTGCTTTTACCTCTATCCCCTCTTGTTCTGCCCACTGCCAAGGGATGCTCTTGCGGCTCTCGTTGTAACGAAACGCCAGAACCTTTCTGGCAGGGATTGCAAAGGTGCGGCTGACCGCCCGGTAATTGACTATCACATGGGCTGTCTGACCGCTGTACCCCATCGCATCCACCATGTCAGTGATGTGCTTTTCCTTGCGGTATTTGCACTTTGCCTTGTCGTACTTGCCGAACACCTTTTCCAAAGGGATAGAGGGCGTTTCGATGGTTTTCAGTTCAAACAGGTGGTTCATTGGGTAACGGTACACAAGGAAGTCGCAGATGTTGTCGATGGAAAAAGACAGGTTCTCGTTGCCACCGTAGTAGGTGGCAGCACTGTCCTTCAGGCGGTAGCACCACGCATCGGATGGAACGGATGCTTTGAAGTCTGCTTCAAACTGTTTCCCGGTGTTCATTCGTTGTCTCCCGGAATTTTAGGAATTAGCATCCAGAACTTGACTGGGTTTTTATTGTCAATCCACTTTCCGTTTACAAACTTCCTTTTCCCAATCAGATTTTCCCAGATCAAAGAATCGTAAACAGCAAGATAAATTCCATCTTCTTTCGGTTGTTTGTCTTTTACATTTGTCCACGCAATTGATGGAGCGTTTTCAAGCTGTTCGGCAAGTGCCAAAACAAGGTCAGAAGCGGCGTCAAGGGCAACACCTTTATTGTATTCAGAGTAAATTCCGCTGTTCATAAGCGCTTTAGCTTTGGCTTTTTTACTGTTCCCGGTTTCTTTCCACCCTTCAATAATCGGCTCTACGTCAACAAGTCTCATCCTCGTTCACCTCTAAATTCACTTCCGAGATACCGCTTCTTACCACGCTCCCGGTGCTTATCCTCGTAGTCGCGGTGGTATACGCTCTGGCTGTGGTTCAGCTCATACACGAATGCCTTGCGCTCCTCGAAGTCTTTCTTCTCTGCCTTATACTTCTCGCAAGTGTCGTGGCAAGCTGTGTGGCGTGATTTGCAGTTGAGACAACAGGTAATCATTCTATTAACCCCACTGTTCGGACATGGCTTTTGCCACGCCAGTAAAAGTTTTTGCCCGGTTCTTTGCACGGTCAGTGGTAAACATTCCCTTGTGCTGCTCACCGTGCTTGTGCGAGTAGGAGCCTGACGGGCACCATGTTGCCGTAGGCTCCACGATGTCTGTCGGATGTAGCGGCGGCACGCCGCGCTCCCACAGCAGCGTTTTCTTGCTGTATGGATGTCCGTATTCATAGGGCTGTATTGCCTGCGTAGGCTTTGGATAATCAAAAATCTTGCTGGGGGTAGGATTCTCAATCACCACTTTTTCGCAATCTGCCGCCCACACGGCAAGAAAAAGCGCCTTGCCGCACAATCCCTCATAATACCGGGAAAGATTGAGCTTTCCTCCCTTGTACAGGTGTCTTGCTCCCGCGTTGCTCGTCTTTGTGCAGGGGACAAATGCGATAATCATATCCCAGCGGGGCACATCATGCGCGATTCCGTCCATGGTCACGACCTGCCCCCCCTCAATAGCCTTTAGGCAGTCACCGAGAATGTGCCATTCTGGATGCCCACCGGACGGTTCAATCAGGTCGCAGGAATAGGCTTCGTGACCTTTCGCCCGGAACGCCTTACAGACTTCCTGTGATTCCTCACAGGCGACTAAAACTTTCATTTTTCCAAACGCCCGTCCAGCCAGATAGCGCAGCTCTTATATAAGGTAGGCGGTTCGCCTTTTGTCCAGGTAGCGTAACCGTTAATCAAAAGGGAACGAACCGTCGTCCTCAATCGTGGAGAAGTCATCGTTCCCGCCCTGCGAGTAGCCAGAACCAGATGCACCAGCCAGTGTTTTCTTCGGCCTGACCTCATAGTCGCCGGAACGAATCTTGTCCACGCTGGTAAAGCGGTCAACAACCAGCTTGGTCTTGATGTTGCCATCGTTGCCCATGTACTCTTCCTCACGGAGAACCACGCCGACCAGCTTGCCACGCAGGGTCTTTTCATCGTTGTTGAACTTGTAGCCGGGATTGGACTGTTCCACAGCGGTGATAAAGCCTTTGAAGAACGGCAGCGCCTTCTCTTTGTAGCTCTTGATGGTCTTTCCACCCCACGCCCATTCACCCGGATTCAGCTTGCCACGCTCGATAAGGGAAGCGGTCTGCTCACGCCAGTAGCCCTTGAACTCGCCCTCTGCAACTTCCCACTCGATGTTCAGGCGCTCCTTTGCGGGTTCGTCCGTTGCCTTGCAAATACCGGCAACATAGCCGCCAACAGGCAGGTCACGGCATTCGGTGGCTTCCTGCACGTCATTCCAGTTGATGTTCTTCATCTGTTACTCTCCTTTGTTATCCGGCTGAACCGGGATGTTGTAATACTCACGGATGGTCTTGTCTACGGCGGCGAGGTCGTTCTCGATCAGCGCATCGTTGAACATCCCAAGCGGGGTTTTTACGGTGTCCATCCCATCATTGCGAGTGCTGAACAGGTACCGCCCATCCTGCACAACGGTTTTCAGAACGATGGTGAAGTACCCTTCCACACAGACCTTCTCGTCCAACAGCTTTCCGATTGTCTTGAACTTCTCGCCACCGTCTCCGTCACGCTCGCTGTGGCCGAAAAAGTAGACCACAACGTCGTCCGGCAGTTCCTTTGCCCGCATCAGCAAAGCGTTGAAGTTAGCTGCCATGTCGGTAAACTTCTGGTATCCAGCGACCTTTGCGTTCCGCATGAACTCGCCTGTCATAAGGTAGGTGGCATCGTCAATGACGATAGACTTACGCTTGGTGCTGTGAATTGCAGCATCAATCTTGCCGTAGTCGTTGGTGATATAGGTTTTCATGTTGCTACGGAACGGCAGCGGCTTGCCAAGCACGTTGATAACCGCAACCTGTTCTGGGTCAAAGTTCCGAAGCGAAGCGGACTTACCGCTGCCGGAGTGACCGTAGACCATTACTAATACTGCCATTTTTCTTTCCTTTCTTCTGCTTCATTAGGCTTCATTGTTATTACTTTGGCTTAACTTGGCTGTACAAAATTCAACCAGCCATCAGCTCTGCCAACTGTGCGCGGAGGTCTTTCAGCTCTGCTTCCCTATCTTCGATTTCAGACTGCAAGTCCCCAATCTCAGCCAGCCGGTCAGCTTCTTTGGCTTTTGCTTCCTGCTCACGGGTTAAGAAATATACGCCGTCTTCCGGCTCGGTCACGCCACCGAATCTATCTAAGCTCACGCTAATCATTCTTTCTGGGCCGTCCTCTCTGTTTTCTGTGCTCTTGGATTTGAAGAGCTGAGTACCACTGGCTTGTGTCGATTTCAATAGTAGACCACCGGTAATTGCACTCCTTGTTCAGGCAGTGCTTTCTACGGATGATACAATCATCCTCGTTCCTGGTGTCTACAGTCGTGACACTTTCCTGTCCGCACATCGGGCATTTCACTGGACATCCCTCCACTCGTTGGTGTGGTGGGCTACACGTCTGATTTTTCGATTTTCACGCTCGATTCTCTCATTCTCAGCGCTAACGCCGATAATAGCGAGAATCAAAGCGGTAAAAAGCATAGACACGGACAGCAGCGTATATCCAAGCATCCCCCAGCCATTGGAAGCGCCATTGATGGCATTTCCACATCCAAGTGCTGCAACGGCGATGGATATGCTTATAAAGCACAATACAGTGCCTTTAACAGTTTTCATTTCTCTTCACCTCTTTTAAGACAATATCAAATCCGTTCGTCTTTTTCTCGTTGATGACTATTTTTGCATTCAACGCCTTTGCGATTTTTAGAAGCGTATCGACCCGAACGGAACTTTTCTGCTTCTTTCGCTTGCCCAAGATGCTGTAAATCGTCGGCCTTGATACTCCCGATCTACGGCTAAGGTCATTGATGTTGAAGTACCTGGCTTTCATTGCATCTTCCAGCGTCATGCTTTCTTACCTGTACCGAAAATCCAGCAGGTGGCCATCAGAGCGCAGATTCCGATAATGTACCAGGTCGCTTTAGCGCCGATCAGAATCTCGATATGATGCACCAGCCAGAAGTTTAGCAGGAACGTTGCTAGAACCAATGCCAGAACAATGCCCCAGATCAGGGCAATTTCCACGAATGCTTTCATTCTTTCCCTTTCTATTATGAATGTGTTTCAGCCGGTCTTTCTCCCGGCTGTGCCAGCGGATTTCACGCTGGCCGTAGTATTTACCGTTCATCAGGAGCTTTCACCTTTCCCTGTGCAAGTAAAGTACTGTAATGGCCGTAGCTCATGCCGTATCGTTTTGCGGCATCGTTCATCTGGCTCACGGTATACTTTGGAGGCTCGTGCTTTTGAGGTCTCGCACGTTCTGGTTCCTGCACATCCCAAGTAACTTTGAACTCGCCAGATGCTTTTAGCTCATTCAGCTCTTTTTGCCTTTTAGCTTTGTACTTTTTGGTCAAAGCCTTGTTTGCATCTGCTGCGCATTCAGGGTGATACTTCTGAGACCAGAACTTCCGAACCATCGGCTTCTTGCACCAGGCACATAAAGCCGGTTCCGGTTCAGTTTTGATTTCTTTCTTTATAAGGGCCTGCCGTTCTCTGCGAACAATGATTTTACATTCTTCACAGTACTTTTTGCATGGGTTTACAAGGCCAAGAAAGGCACCGCAGCGCTCACAGTACTTTTCTTCCAATGCGACCACTCTCTTTCAGTCTGGTTCCCCGATTGTGACGTTCAAAGCACTGGTTGATGGATTTCTCCATCCATAGCACCTTGTTTGCATCGTTTCTGGATACGCCAGAAGCCATTGCCAGCTTCAGTCTGCGCTTGCGACTTTGCGCTTTACGAAATTTCATTACCAGCACTCACCAGCCTTATCTGTGATGAACTTCGGGACTTCCCGGCCTGTGGCAATGCACAGCGCAACTAGCTTTTCGACCCAGATGTCGTACAGGCATTCTTTTGGCATATAACACTGACCAACACAAGGCTCCTTAAAGCTTTTCCAGATCGTCAGGCCGACAGCACCGTCCGTGACCGTCCATATCATACTGTAGCCTTCATTGCACAGGTTGTACAAAATGTCTCGTGCTCTGCTTTTGGCTTCGTTGATTTCAAAGGCATCCCAGTTCTTTTTGTTTCCCATGTTTGCCTCCTTACACTGCGCCGTCAAATGCCTTGTCCATAGCATCCATAACAGGCTTCAGGCGTTCCAGCGTGTTGTACTTCTGCTTAAAGCTCTGTGCATCCCGGAAAGCATCTGCCATCATCTGACTGTGCAAGTCCGGGTGTTCCAGAACCTCTTTCATCGGCATATAAGACCGAACAGGCGGTTCATCCGGCGCAACCACCGTAACGTTGACGTAGGCTCTGACAGGCTCCTGCGTATCCTCGCTAGTGACACGGATTGCACCAATCATGTGCCGTGCCTGACCCTGACGGTACTTCTCTGCGGCAACTTCGTCTCTCCACTCGAAGTCGTTATGCAGAACCGATTCCTTCGGTCTAGCATAATCAACAACCAGCTCCGGCGTTAGCTTGCCGCTGTTCTGCCGGATTTCTTCAAACGCACCAGCGGCTTCATCGGCAGTTGCCTTGTAACAGCACTTGTCGTTCTTCCACTGATAACCAGTTTTAATGTTCATTTTTTGCTCCTTTCTAAATTTTTGGCTCCATGCCAGCCATAACTCGCCTGACAACGCCCATCCCGAACTCGACTCGCCTTACCTTGCCAGCCTAAACAGACCTATCCAGACAGCGCCTGACCTTGCCTTTCCATGCCAGCCGCACCATTCCTCGCTCCGCCACATCAGAACATGACGAGCCTTAGCTTACCCTAACAGCCCATCCACGCCATTGCTTACCGTCCGTAGCCAACCTCGCCAGCCACTCCACACGGCACCCTGCCTTACCAATCCGTGCCACATCCCGCCTTAACAGCCTAACCTCGCCGGAACCCAACATAGACCGCCTAGCCTAACCAGCCTTAACGAACCTATCGCTAACATTCCTAAACAAGCCGAACCCCGACTGCCTTGCCAAGCCTCAACGCACAGCGCCTTAACTCGCCAAAACGCTCCTAGCCTCGCCTCTCCGCAACAGCCAAAAGAGCATTATTTGCTCAGTTCAACATGGAATGCGCCCCAGCTACCGCCCTTTTCGATGCGCCACTCGCCAAGACCGCACTGGTCACCACCAGCGTTCAGCATATTCACGATGTCAGACAGGCTAAAGTTGCCGTTCTCGTTGAAGGAGATGGTAACATCCATGTACCAGTTGGCGAACTCAGGACGATAGCGCAAGTCTGCGGTTCCCATGCCGATACGAACAGAATCCTCACGACCTACGAACTTCGGCTCGCCTTCCGGCTTGAAAGACTTGATTTCGATGAACTCAGAACCGTTGTCGCCGAAAATCATAAATGCGCCACGAGCGGAAACCTTATCCTTCGTCCAGCCCAGACGGAATGCAGCGGAAACGGCTGCGGCCTTAACAGCGCAAGCGGGGAAACCGAACTGCTCAGATGCTGCGTACTTGTCCAGCAGTTCTTCCGTCCAGTCGGCGTAGGCAACGTCCGGCTTGCCGTTCATCCAGTACAGTGCTTCGGCGATTTCTCCGTAGACGTTTTTGGCCTGCTTCTTATCCTTCTTGAGCTTCGTGCCCTGCTGAGATGCAAGCAGCTCCTTCTTCGCCTTCTCGCTCCATGCGTGGACAATCAGCGGAGAATCGCCGATAATGCGGATTTTTGCGGTTTTCTTAACAATGGGCTTGATGCAGACAACGGTAGCTTCTTTCTTAGTCATTTTAGTTCTCTCTTTCTTTTTTGCTTGTTTTCTCAAATGCGTTTGCAGTCACATCTGAGGTTCGTTTTCGGCATTCTGCTCGATTTCAAGAATCTTGCAAATGCTCTGGATAATCTTCTCCGGCTTTCGCTCGCCACGAAGAATCTTGTAGAGGTACGAATCGTCAAGGAACAATCCAGTATCGCTTTGAACCGCCTGAATCAGCTCCGTTTGCTTCATACCTCGCTGCAACAGCTTCATCTTCACTTCCAGCTCAAAGCCAGAACGGAAGTTTTCTTTCAAAATTCCACCTCCATTTGCTAAAATCTATTGACAAGTACGGAAAACTGTACTAATATAAGGGTGTAGAGAGTTTATATTGTACAGTGTTCTGTACTGCCCATGTCTGTATTATAGTACAGGCTTCTGTACAAGTCAACTCTTTTGTACAAAATTCTGTGCATTTGTATACTTGCACAAATATGGGAGCATTTTTATGTCGGACTTGTACAGCAACATCCATTCACTCTGCGAAAAAGAGGGCATTAAAGATGGAACCCTTTGCAGTAACATTGGGATTCGCCGCAGTTTTCTTTCCGAATTGAAAGCCGGAAGAACCAAAAGCCTGTCCACAGAGGTTCTTTCTAAGATTGCAGCTTATTTCAACGTGTCGGTTGACTACCTTCTTACTGGCGACCAAAAAGAAAACCCGCCCCAGCAGCCGCAAAGTGAAGTCGATGCAGCATTGGAGCGGATTAGAAGAAAGCTTGAATCTATGCCGAAGGAACAGCGCGAAGCTCTAATGAACCTGATCGAAAAGATGTAACGTTCATGCCCGGTAAAATAAAAAAATCCCTTGTGCCGGGCTGGTGTAGCTCTGCGCAAGGGATTTTCTGTTATTCTAGGTCTAGTGCTTGTTCTGCTTTCGGAATCTTTTCAGGATGTTCCAGCAGCCATGCAATAAATCGATCAATCTTGGCTCTTTCCTGTTCACTCATTGTGGCATATCCTCCCGATCGGTAAGTACGGACGTTCATTTGATATGATTATACACCTTTTAGTTGTCAAGTCAATGCATTTTTAACAACTTCGTAAAAATTGAACGTTTTCTTCGCATCCATTACTTCACATCAGGGAAGCCAAAAATTGCGATGACAATGATTAAGAGCCACATTAAGTTTAAGTTACCCTTTGCTTTGTAACATTCCGTTGAGCATGGAGCGAAAGGGGTTTTCAGGTAAATTGTCCAGCACATCTGCTTTGACGAGAGCGTTTGTGCTGATGCTGTGCGAAACATTGTTTAGCTGCACAATGGCATCGTCCAAGTCTTTTACGGTTGCTCCACGCCGTTCCATTGACTGGAGGAAGGTTTTCACTTCCTCCAGGACTACAGGGTTCTCGTCTTTATAGAATCCATTCGTAAAGTCCATCTTCTTCTCCTTTCACAGTTCCACGAGCTGTCCGTCAATGCGTTCGATGTTATCTGCCGGGTCGCGCCCATCGTCTAAGGCGGCTGCGGCGCGTTCCAGGATGCCTTTTGCTTCGAGGTAAGCATCTTTACCAGCTTCGTACGCAGAAAGGCTCAGGACAAGCTCCAGCGTCCGTCTGCGAGCGTACGGGACAATCAGATCATCTATGGTTCGGTTCATTAGCTTTCCTCCCACGGTTCATGTGTGTGTGGCTGCCCATCGGGAACGCTGGCGGGCATTCCGTCGATGATTGGCATACGTTCATGGTTCCAGATTACAGTTTCTCTCATTTTTGTTCCCTTCTTTTTTGGAATTTTTTGACAATACAGTTATAACACAGGCTGCTGTTGGTTTTCCATAGCAGCTTTTTCCATTTTTTGGCTTGCCGAATCCAGCAGTTTTGCCGGATTTTGTTGAAAGGGTGAGGATTTATGGATGAATATTTAGTAAGAACAGCCAAAGCATTAGAGATAGCTCGAATGCGTTCTGGCTTGAGCCAGCAGAAATTGGCGGCAAAAATGGGCGTAAATCGCGGCACGATAGCAAATTGGGAGCAAGGTCTGGCAGCCATTTCCCTTCCTATGGCTATGCGCTGGTTCACCTGCTGCGGCGTATCGGCGGCTCGATACATAGACGCTTGCATTCATCCGGGACTACTTGAACACCTTGAGGATGACCTTTCCGACATGGAGAAACGGAAAATTCTCATAGATGCTATGATGGAGTGCTCATCCTATGAGATAGATGCCTTGCTGTACATCCGATACGGAGATTACGGCTCAGACCATATCGGCGTGCTGACAGAGATTTTGGCAAACCTCCACACACCGCTGAAGGACAGGGTCGCTGTCTGCCGGATGGTGTCTGGTAGCTATGAGATGGCACAGGCTACCAGAACAGACCCAGACCCGAACGGAACCGCCCCAAAGATGGAGATTCTTTATCAGGCGCAGGACGCTGGAACGGAAGCTGCTATGAAGTCCAACGATTCCTATACCGTGAATCCAAATAATATAAGTGGCTGATTGTCGAATTATCGAAGTTTTTACGGTATACAAGGGGACGTGCTCCACTTTTTGTACACAATAGGCTTGTTATAAATATGGTTTTGGGTTGTCATTTTGTCCCCCATAGAATCGTAAATGGCGGATTTTTGCGGATGCAATTAACGAGTTTGCGTGAAATTTTCGTTCATCAAAGCGTGACCTGTCAATTCGTCCCCCATTGGTGTGATTACACTCCATTTCCTGTACACGATAGAGCCGTCAGGTAGGTTATAGGGCTTGATGGACGTTTCTTATTCAGCAAAAAGAGTTGTCGTTTTCAACAATCTGCCCGTTGAAGAGAAGAAATTCTTGAAAATGTATCGTCGTCACTATTTGATGATGATTATTTATCTCTTGTTTATTTCTTGTTTATATATATAGTAAGAATGTGTACAAAAAGTGGAGCATTGTGTACATAAAGTGGAGGAACGTGTACAAGAAGTGGAGAGTATCGTGTACAAAAAATGGAGTATCGTGTACAGAATGTGGAGGTCAATTGTTGAAAAAATAATTGTGTACAGAATCATTGACGTGTACACGATACAGTGGTATAATAGGGTAGAAGAAATGAGGTGATGCAATGCCAGAATTAACAGGAAACAACCTTGTCGAAAAGAGCAAGGCATTGGTTTGGGCGAAGTTTACGGACTACACAGCAGGCGAGCTTCGGCTGCTTGAGGTCTATCTGAGCCGTATCAATCCGAGAGACCCCGAAAGTTCTAACGTGTCGTTTACGCTGGCTGAATATTGCAAGCTACTGGATTTGAAGCTCAATTCAAAGAACTTGAAGTCGCAGGTTAAGCACTTTTTGGGCAATGTGGTTTCAGTACCACTGAATGCAGATGGAACAGAATATGTGATGTATCCGCTATTCACAAAGGCAGAGGTCAAGTTCAATCGGGAATCCTTGTCCTATGACGTTTCAATCAACTGTAATCCTGACTTGCGGCCTGTGTTTTTTGACATTGCAAGAAGCGGCTACGTCAAATACCGTCTGCGCTATACGATTGGGATGAAACAGCAAGCATCTATTCTGATGTACAGTATGATTCGAGATTGGATGAATCGCTCTCTAACATCGAATAAGATTGGTTTGAAGCAGCTGCGTGGCCACTTGGGGGCAAACGATGCAAGTTATGACGACTTCCGGGCTTTACGCCGCAGAGTTCTTGAACCAGCAGTGGAAGAGATCAGCAATGTTTCAGACATCGTCGTTGACTTTGAAAAGATTTGCACAGGGCGAAAGGTAGTAGCGGTTGAGTTCCGATTCGGGTACAAATCCAAGCAGCCCGTCATAGATGCCGATTCTAGCGAAGTTGATTGCGAAGAGGATAATTCTAAGGCGAACAGCAAAAAAAACGTCAGAAAGCCCCGCACAAGCGGATATGAAGGGTATGACTGGTCTGTTTGCGATGCGCTGTCGGTTCAAGAGTGTATCGAGGTCGCAAAGGTAGTTGAGGTAAAGATGATGGAAGAGCATCCATCTGTCAAGCTACCAAAGCGGAGAGATGCAGTCTACGACATTGTAAAGGCCGCGTGTGCAGATATTCTTTCAATTAACCGTGACCCTTGGCCTGACCATCCGAAGCGGTATCTGATTGGCAGCTTGAAGAAAGACGGTGCGATTGAAGAGTATCTTCCGGCTTTTTATGAGATTGACGCATTGCAAAAGTAGGCAGATGTAGCGCATTGAGCAGATGATACAGAAAGGAGAAAGAGTATGGTTCCAATGTTTCCGAAAGGATATGACAAGGACAAGTGGTACATGACCAAAGACGTTATGCCTGATAAAAGCCTAGAAGGATGGCCGCATGGGCTTTTACTCCGTATCGAAGATGAGAAAACAGGAGAAAAAAGTTTCATAACCGGCGAGTACGATACAATCAACGGCAAATGGTTTGATTCCGATGGTAATGAAATCAAAGGAACTGTAGTTGCATGGCACGTCACGCCTGTGTTGTGGGTCGGAGACGAGATAAAAGCGGCATGGCCGTTCTACTAAAAAGAAAGAGTGATAAAATGGCAAAAGTTATAGCTGTCGCCAATCAGAAGGGCGGCACAGGAAAGACCACAACAAGCACCTGTCTGGCTGGTGCGTTGCAGTTGCTTGGAAAGAAGGTATTGCTGGTGGACTGCGATGCCCAGTGCAACGCAACGGACACCTACGGCGCACAGACAGAGGACGTATGCACCCTGTTTGATGTGATGACCCGGCAGGGCACGGTCGAAGAAGGAATCCAGCACTGTGAAGCTGGTGACATTTTGCCGTCCGACAGTGCATTGAAGGATATTGACGAGCAGCTTGTCCGGGACATGGGAAAGAACTTCCGGCTGCGAGAAGCCCTTGAAAGCGTGTCTGGGCAGTATGATTACATCGTGCTGGACACTCCCCCGCAGCTTGGTCTTGCTCTTGTGAACGCACTGATCGCCGCCAACAGCATCATCGTACCCATCACAGCAGACCGATATGCACTGGCTGGTTTGAGCCAGCTTTCGCAGACCATCGGCGATGTTCGCAGATACTTCAACCCGACATTGAAGATTGAAGGTCTGCTTCTGAACCAGTACAAGAGCCGTGAGAACCTGTCCAAAGAGGTTGTGGAGCAGCTCCCTGTGATTGCACAGAGCATGGGTACAACCCTGCTGGATGTGAAGATTAGACCGTCTATGGGCGTTCGTAAGGCGCAGGCAGAGCGTCACAGCCTGTTTAGCGGTGACACGGCAAAGAGTACCAGCGCAGAGGATTTCAAGGCGTTGGCAGAGATTATTGTAAAAGGAGAAGAAAAATGAGCGGTGGACACTGGGATCATCAAAATGACAGCCTTGCAAATGCTATTTACCAGCACTGCTACCCAGATTATGGCCTTGCAGATGAACGGGTAAAAGAGCTTTCGATTATTGCACGAAAAGAAAATCCGCTTGGAGACAAAGATTTGAGTATGCTTCTGTACGATTTGCTCTGTGTTTTACATAGCTGTGATTGGTACAGAAGTGGCGACATTGATAAAGAGCAGTATAAGAAAGATGTACAGTATTTCAAGGAAAAATGGTTATGGAGCAAGGAATGGATTAGAGTGAGCGACCACTACCCGGAAATGATGGATGTAAACGGAGAGTTTCAGAGCAACCCCGTTTTCGTTGCTTCACCGTTGACAGGAACAGATATTGCACAATGTTACTTCTATCCAAAAGACGGTGGAAAACCTATTTGGAAAACAGAATGGTCTGGTAATCTTGGAGTGACACATTGGATGCCGCTACCAGAAGGTCCATCGTTTGACGATTTGGATTTTGAGGAGGTTGATGTAGAATGAAGTCAACCAGCAAAAAATCTTCAGGCTTGCTTGGCGGGTTTGAATTTCAGCCTATTTTTTCGGAACAGACATTAAGCCGAAGTGAGCCAAAGGAAGAAGAAGTAAGCCAAACAAAGCCGAACATAGCCGAACATGAGCAGATTAAGCCCAGTGAAGCCACGGACAGCCATACACAGCCTGTTTAGTGGCGACACGGCAAAGAGTACCAGCGCAGAGGATTTCAAGGCGTTGGCAAAGATGATTGTAGAGGGGGATAAAAATGAGATTGATTGACGCAGACAAGCTAATGGATTATTTGCAAAACCATTACAACGAAGTTGAAGCGCTTCACCGTCCGAATGACAGCGAGTACCTTTGCGGAATTGGGACTTGTCTTGATTCTATTGACGCGGATAGCTTTGATGCGCCTGACACATATCCGGCATGGATAAGCGTGAAAGACGCTCTTCCGTATACGGAAGATGGAGATGAGACGGTTCTTGTGTCAATTGCGGACGTGGACAGTTTTCCGCTTGAAGAGGTTGAAACTGCTGTTTACGACAGAAAAAGCAACGCTTTTTATCTTAGTAGCCACGAATATGTAGGCGCAGTGGCGTTTTATTGGCCAGAAGATGGATTCTATTATTTTGAAGAACAGGATTCTCACATAACCCATTGGATGCCGAAACCGAAACCGGCGAAGCAAGAGAGAAAGGACGAAGCAAAATGAAATCGACCAGCAAAAAATCCTCAGGTTTGCTTGGCGGGTTTGATTTTCAGCCGGTTTTTTTGGAACCGGCATTAAGCCGAAGTGAGCCAAAGGAAGAAGAAGTAAGCCAAGCGAAGCCGAACGAAGCCGAACAAACACCGATTAAGCCCAGTGAAGCCACATACAGCCATACACAGCCCAATGAAGCACAGTTAAGCAATATTAAGCCGAAGCAAGCCAAAGACGGCGAAACACAGCCCAATAACGCCGTAGTAAGCGAAAGTAAGCCAAAGAAGCTGAAACAGGCGAAGGAAGTTCAACGTCTTATCGAACAAGGCAATGTGCCTGGCGCACTGGTCGAAGCTGGTTTGACAAAGAAAAAAATCCAGATGCCGGAATCGCATCAGGGCGTTGCAAGCGGCGATGGCAAACGTTCAAAGCGCATTACCATCCTTATGAGCGAGGAAGAGCGCAAGTACATCAACCGTGAAGCACGGCGGCACGGAATGACGATTGGACAGTTCGTGTACGCTCTGGCGGTTGCAGCGGCAGAGGGGAAGATTGAATTGGAGGATTTCTTAGATGAATGACGTATGGATTGACATTGGGCAGAAATTTGAAGCAATGGCAAATATGGGATGCAAGCCTTATGGCTTCAAGCGAGTTCCATCAAATTTTGTGTTTGACGAAGATAAGTCGGTAAAGTGGAACAAAGAGCAAGCGCAAAAGAACAACGATGATTACGACAATGAAGTTAAGCGACTGAATCAAGAAAAAATGAAGCGTAGGGATGAAATATACGCAGAGATTTATAAGACAATTCAAGAAGAAGTCGGTTTTGGGATTTCAGAAAAGAAAGCGACGAAAATTTGGGGGTACGCTTACCATAGAGGGCATTCAGCAGGATGGTATGAAATAATCACCAATTTGGAAGAAATTGAAGAACTTGTAAAGTTCGTATTGGATAAAAAGAACTGAGTTGGGGGATTTATTGGATGAACGATAGCGAACGACGCCTTATTCAATTTGTTTGCGATGGCGATATGCGAAACGCACAAAAAGCCGTTAAAATCATTTTGAATTCTATATCATCAAAAAAAGATGAGCAGTTCAAAGAAAATATGTTTCGCAAGTTGGAAAGCAAAAGAGAATTTATTGAATTGCCATATAACTTACAGCATCTTTTGATCGCAGAGGATACAGAAGAATTTCCAGAAGCAAGATTCCTTCTTAGGAACGAAGAAAAAAGTATAACGCAGAAAATCGTTGCCATTTATAAAGCATCTGAAAAATTGAACGAAATAGGCATTCCTTATTTGCCAGCATTGATGCTTTATGGGCAAAGCGGATGCGGAAAAACCATGCTGGCTAGGTATATCGCGCATAAAGCAAAACTTCCGTTTTTGAGGATTCAATTTTCAAGTCTAGTTGATTCGCACTTAGGGCAAACACAATCTAACCTTGCAAGAATTTTTGATTATGTGAGAACTGCTCCTTGCGTTCTTTGTTTTGATGAAATAGATGCGGTCGGAATGGCTCGTGGACAAAAAGATGACGTTGGAGAAATGAACCGTGTGGTTATTGCGATTATGCAGGAAATGGATAGATTGCCGAACAACGTGATTATTATTGGAACGACAAACCGATTTGATAGGCTTGACCCTGCACTTATAAGAAGATTCCCGTTGCAATACGAATTAAAGCCGTTGTGCCGTGCGGATGCAGAAATACTTTCTAAAAGGTTCTTTGAGTATGCAGGAGTGCAATATGAAAACATAGCTTATGAAGATAATGTTCCCGCATCTACGGTTATCAAAGAATGTACAGAACGAATTGTAAATCAAGTTCTGAATCAAGAGAATTTCTTGGAGGATTGACGTATGATTGCTTATAGACCTCATCGTGGTTCTTTGAAAAACGCTCTAAAGGAAACAAGAGTGTTTGCCAATGAATACGAAATGAAGCAGAGAATTGCAAATGAATGGAACTTAACCTGTGGAAGAAAAGAATTGAACCCAGAAAATATCGTAATTTCACAAGACGAATATTCCGATTATAAGAGTGGGTGGCAGAGGGTTCACGATGTTTGCGTCACGAAGATTGGAAACAGGAATTTCGTGGATGAGTTAGGGGCAGTTCAATGTATTGGATACTGTTCGTATGACATTTCAAACGCCCCTAAAATTGGGCAGTGGATAAACGTGAAAAACGAGATGCCAGACGAATACAATCCGTATGTTATTGGATTTAGCCCAGACGAATTTGATGTTGACATTGTTGGATATGAGCAAGACTTTGGTGAATGGCGAGATAAAAACGGAAAACCTCACAATGTTACATACTGGATGCCGTTACCTGAACCGCCTGTAAAATATTGAGATGGCAAAGGAGCGATATATGGAAAATTTCTATTGGGTTGAAATCCAGTACGATGATGACGAAAAATGCAGACATTTCCAAACTCCGTTCGTCTTGTTTGCAAACAGCAAGGAAGAAGCGAAAGCGAAAATCGAACGAGAAGTTCCCGGCAAGTTTTTCGTTGTTAGTATTGTGGAACTTGACAAGAGTCTTGTATTCCATCCGTACGACTTATTTAATCTAAAATCAAAATGTTTGCTTTGGGAATAACAATAAACCCCTGTGTAGTCACAATGACCGCACAGGGGAGAAAGGAAGAATATGATGAAAGTAGAACACTCTAGCGAAACAGATTCATTGGCGTATGAAGAATGGGCTAAAGAACGGCGAGATTGTACAAATGTCAATTATGTTGAGACGGGGTGTATAGTTTGGCACTCTATCAAGAAAGAAGGATTCCCACCAGAACAAACTTGCGAAAAATATCTTATTTCCGTTGAGAATGGATATACGGGGAAAAGTCATGTAAATGCCGCATACTTTATCAGCAATGGATGGTTCGACAGCGTGTATACAGAAGAAGGGGAAATAATACCAGAACACGATATTGTGACACATTGGGCGAATTTGCCAAAACCGGCGCAACTTCCCCAAAAGCCGAGATTCCCATTGGACAATCAAACGCCAGAAGAAAAAGAAGCTGAAGCAAAAGAAAAAGCAAAGCAACTGCAAGAAAAAATAATGAAAGCGTTTGGCTATAACGTATAGAAAAATCCCCTATGTAGCCGTTAAAAACTACACAGGGGTTTTGTTTTACTTATCAGCAATGCAATCCCAGTAGAGATATGCCTTGCCATCTGCGGCATCTGCGTCCTCAAGGAACGCCTTTGCCATGTCAGCGTAGAAGCCCGGAGTGTCAACGGACTGACGTTTTGCGACCTGACAATAATCCGAGTACATCATGTTCATAACAGCCCAGAAATCGTTCGGGTCACAGGTGATATTGCGCTGTTTCGCAACGTCCTGCGTCTGTTCCAACGTCCAGTGACAGCCTTTCGTACCGTCAGCGTTCACCATGCTGTCGCACCATTCCTCCGCTTCATCGTGGGTGAGGTGCTGACGTGGCATCTTGATGGAGCGGCTTTCTGCACCGCCACGCTCATACTGACCAGACCGCTTGTCCCAGTCTCCGTTCTGCGAGAAGCCGATTTGCGGCATTCTGCGCCCATTCTCTACGTCAGGGTAGCGGGGAATAGGGTAAGGGTCGATGTAGCGGTTTTCCTCCTGCGGATAGTAGGGATAGCGGTCGTTGCCACCTTCCAGCTTACGCAGACGGCGTTCCATCTCACGCTCCCTGCGGTCACGCTCTTCCTCAAGGCGGTCACGTTCCGGCTCACGATTTTTGTCGTGGTCACGGAGCATCATCATGCGGCGAAAATTGTTCTTGCCCATAATCTACACCTCCTCAAGAAATGGATGCAGGCGCACCTGCGTGAGAGCGGCAGAAGCGGCCCAGATATTTGAACGTGCCTGTGCCGGTCGCAGATGTTGCAACGCGGGTAGCATAGCGAGTGCGAGTGTGGATGCTTTCAGCGGTTGCTTGAGCGCAGTTGCAGTCGGTCAGAGGGTATGCGGTAGTGCCTGCGCCGATGGTGATGACAACAGGGGCGTTGATGGTGGTCGTGTCCGGGATACTCTGGGCAACCACGATGCAATACTTTTCTCCGTTCTGGTATGCGCCAGCAGGGATATTAATGGTCAGCGTGTCGTTGGCGAACGTAACAAACTGGCTCAGAACCAGATGAGGGCAGAGTTTGCAGCTTGTTTTGCAAGCCATAATGTTTTCCTCCTATAAAATCAGGGGCAGAGGTGTCTTACCCCTGCCCCGATGGTTCACCCGGTGTTATCGGGGAGTGTGTTGGTTAGCAGCAGCCGCAGCAGTTCACACCCAAGTTGGGGTTTGCCACCTGATAAGCGGGAATCGGACGAGGATTCACACGGTTCAGGATGGTATCAGTCTGCTGAGACATCACGGTGGTCAAAAGCGCATTCTGACGATCCTGAGAAGCTGCGAACTTCAGGCTCTGGTTCTCAGCGGTCAGAGTGGCAATCTTATCCTGCGTGAAGTAGTCCATCATGCTGCGGAAGTTGGCGTTGCAGTTGTCCACGATGGCGCGGGCGTTGTCTGCGATAGCCTGACGGGTAGCGCAGTCCTCCGTTGCGATGGTGTACTTCAGGTCGCCGATCAGCTGCTTGTTCTCGCAGCAGCAGGATGCAAGCTGCGTGGCAAGAGCGGTCTGACCTGCCTGCCGTGCGTTGCCCTCCTGCATGATGGCAAGGTTGATGGCGTTGTCGCCGTTGGACACGCTGCGTTCCAGACCATTCACGAGCTGTGCGTTCTGGTAGCCAAGCTGACAGATGGCGCTGTTCACGCCTGCAAAGCCGTTCGCAATGTTGGCGTTGACGCCGTTCATCTGTGCCAGCTGGTCATACCCCAGAGAGCAGATACCGCTCTGGATACCCGCCAGAGAACGGGAAGTATCCTGCTGGTAGAAACCCTCAGACAGAGCCGCACGGGTGTCTGCACCGCCCTGACCGGTTGCGCCAGTGCCGACCAGATAGGGGATGTAGGCGTTCATGCCGTTGTCGCCGCCGTTCCGGCCATAACCGTTTGTGCCCCAGCCAAAGATGATAGCGAGGATAATGACAGCCCACAGACCTTCGTTGCCGAAAAATCCGCCGTTGTTATTGCCGCCATCCTGCCCAGCCAGATAGCCAGTTGCAAAATCGTCCATAACAAAACTCCTTTCAGTTTTGCGTTATGCTATCCCACCGCCGTATGCGATGGGCGAAGCCAAACAAAAGCGGTTTTTGTCAAGTCCGCAAAACTGAGAAGCGTTTCGCTTAGAGGGATGCGTTATCGGGGCAGCGTCAAATTCAGGACGCTTGCCAGCTGGTTCAGGTCGATGCCACGCTCTTTGGCGAGGTTCTGCGCCATCATCCGGAGCTGTGCTTCGTTTTTACCCTGAATCAGGTTCAGCCCCTGCATGATGGGCGCGCTCTGCCCACCCAACTGTTGGATAAGCCCCATCGGGTTTTGTCCGGCGCGAGCCAGATTTGCAAGCTGCATGATAGGGCTGTGAGTAATCATGTCAAACGGAGAGGGCATCGCTTATTCTCCTTTCTTCGCTGTGGTAGCGGGCTTAGAGAAGCTCTTCTGCCATTTTTCCAGTTCATCCAGCCGATGCACAAGGGCGTTGTACTGCTCAATAGGCACATACTGCTGTGTCGGTGCAGCGGTCTGCTGTGCCTGTTGCGCCTGCATCTGCCGCCATGCTTCCGGGCTGTAGAACTCCTGCACATAGGATTCGCAAGTGTCCGGGTTGAGCCGCTTGCAGTAGATCACGCCACTGCGCAAGTCCGGGCAGTAGGTCGGTCTGCCGTACAGGTCGGACGGTATTGCCAAAAACTCTTCCCTGCTGGAAACAGGTCTGCCAAGCAACCAACCGCCATCTTGTGCCGACTGCTGAACAGGCTGTTGCCCATTCATCGGCTGCGGACGCTGCGGTTGTGCCTGTTGCATCTGTGCGTTTGGCAGGGAAGTGGCAAGTCCTACCGTGCCCATACCGCCGTAAGGATTGACAGGCTGCTGCGGAACGTAAGGTGCTCCGGGTGTCGGATAATAGCTCATAATACATCCCTCCTTGTGCTCTTAGTGTACCGCATCAGCAAAAAGCGAAAGACAACGAAGGTATAACGAAGGACAAAAAAAGAAAAGCGCCCACGCGGAAAAATCCGCATGAGCGCTTAACTGTAAAGATGCACACATTGAAGTGCAATGCTAAAATATCACATCATCCAATATATGGCAATGCTTTTGACAAAACTAGTGCGAATAAAACAAAATCCACCAGCCTAAAGCTGATGGATTATAAGTGAGCGAGTAATCGCCCCGCCACCGAAGTGGCAAAATTGCGTCTCCCGCATGGTACGCACTATAAGTAGGCGAGCGGGAGACTGGTCGGCGCCTATCTGGCAACCGCTTTTTTCATTCCCAGATAAAGCACGGGGCTAGCTGGCAAATATCCACCCTAATGCGCTTCTTCGAGAGGCCGGGTGGATTTGTTAAGTATATTATACCACAATTCGTGCAAAAAGAAAAGCGGCAAGCTCTGGAATAGCCTGCCGCTTTGTTGCGTTTGTAGAATCAGCCTTAAACATGCGTCCTACATACACTCAGCTCGTAAAAATATTATATCACACATTTAACATTTTTTCAATGCCTTTCAGCCGGTAGCCTACCGCCGTCCGGCTGTAATGTGTCTGTGCTGCAATGTCCGGCAGCGGAAGCCGCTCAACGTACCGCAGTAAGGCTATCTTACGGTCTACCCTCCCAAGCGGTGCGTTTTTGATGGCTGCGGTCATCTGCTGTCGGTCAAGTCCTTGCAGCGCAGCGGGCAACACTACGCGAGCCGCCGCCACAGGTAGCACCGAGCCAGAAAGGCTGCGGCAGCGCGGCCTTGCAAAATC